GTAAAGTAATTACGTTTGGCTACCATTCAAATACAATGGGTGCAGGTCGTGGCTTTACTGTCGAAAAAGTGTGTTTGTTTTCTCACGGTGGAGCAATACACGATACTATCGCAAGTGTCGAAAGGCATTGCAGGTAACTCGCAGACATACGAAACCAATGTGGTAAATATATTTTACAAAACACTTGTATATATAAATAATTATACTCACATTTGCACACAATGATGTATTATTTTAAATATGGATTCGAGCACAAGGGGTTTCAATATGGCTGGTTTGAAAAGGAATTGTATCGCCTTCCATCTAAAAGTGATTTAAGGTATTTTGGATTTAAGAAATTGACGCCAATAACTGTAGGAAATCAAATTGGCTACCGGTGTAAAAGAGATAAATTATCTGTGTATCAATTACAGCAATTAACTGGAAGGATAAGTGTATCGATTGAAGTAATAAAAGACAAAGACGTTCCATTTTGAAATTATCAGAATTAATAAAAGAGCTAGACCGTGTTTTTTCTTTGTTTATACGACAAAGGGATTCTGACGAAAACGGGAAAGGAAAGTGTATTACCTGTTCTAAGGTTGGAGATTACAGAAAAATGGATTGCGGACACTATGTGCCAAGGATGGTGTATGCTACAAGGTGGGATGAGACAAACGCTTATCTACAGTGTATAAATTGCAACCAGTTTGACTCTGGCAATCTTATTAAATTCGCAGAGGAAATAGACAAAAAGCACGCAGAAGGCTATTCGGAAAAGCTAAGGTGCAAAAGGCATTTCTTCTACAAAGTAGAGCGACTAGAGCTGATCGATAAAATAGATTATTATAAATCAAAAATAAAACAATGACAAACGAAAACCTCAAGTCCGTCTTGCTAGAAATAAGAAGGGATTACTTCCATGTGGTATTAATGCTAGCTGCGCTGGATCCAAAGCATGCAGAGTATAAAAAGCACGACTATAAAGATCGAACTAAGTTTGTCCACTCTATCTTGAAAAAAGCAGGAGAAATTCAAGGAAAGTTTATACAAACAGTATTAGCTACTAGCGAAATTCCTATGGACATAGCCGGACCTATATTCGATGAAGTTTTAAAAATGTCTCCGGAAGAAACAATAAAAACAGGATTAAAAAAACCAATTGCCCAGGCCTAATGGATAACAGTGAAAAATACAAAGAATACTACGATCTTTCTCAGAAAGAATACGATACGTTAGTTGAAACAAACTACTGGAGAATGAAGCATAAATACCCTATGATTGAAGTTCCAAAAGTCGACATAGAGTACCACAAAGCATTCGCTAAAGCAATAACAAAAAAATGAAGATACTTTATTTAATCCCATTGTTACTCTGCTTTCAGCCTCCAGAGAAAGAATATCTACCAAGCATAGACGTTACAGAATCTTTATTAGATCACAGGTATTTTAAAATAGCCTACGACTGTAGGCATAATTGCCCTGTATGGGTTTACTATAAATTAACCAAAGATCAAGTTCTAGAAGAACAAGCAGAAAGAAGAAACAACTTCCACGAAGACGATCTTTTAAATAGTTGTACTCCATCAAGCGATAACTACGCAGGAACAGGTTACGATAGAGGACACCTATGCCCAGCAGAAGACATGGATCACTCACAAAAAGCAATGGATGAAACCTTCGTAATGACCAATATTTCTCCTCAGGCACCGAAGTTTAATAGAGGCATCTGGAAGCATCTTGAATCTTTCATAAGAACTACCGCAATTGAAGAGGAGGCTCTTTACATCGTAAAGGGAACAATACTGGGAGAAAACAACAAAAGAATCCCAGGAGGCATATCTATACCAAAATACTTCTACGCCACATTCATCAACAAGGAAATAACTAAATCCTGGGCCTATATCTTCGAAAATAAAGAATCCCAAGACCCACTCCAAAACAACAAAATCTCAATTGACTCCCTAGAAAAAATAACCAACATAGACTTCTTCTACTCCGTAAACGATAAAACAGAAAATCTATTAGAAAAATGAACTACGCAATCTTAACACTAAAAAAAGAACTAGATACCCTAAGCATGTACGACAAACAAAATGACTACATGCTAGATTCATTTAAAGAACAAAAGGTTACTCCATGCGTAATACTAAAAGAAAACACCACAGAATGCAAACAGAAAATAAAAGAAATACTTATGGCCCTTAAAACACTACAAATGATCCGCCCAATCTCTTCGAATTTTTGAAAATACAAACCACACAAACAATGAACCTTTTAATAGGTAAAAAACACTAATATGCTGATAATCATTTGTCTATACGGTGTGATAATGGCATTCTTGTGTAAGAAATGCATAGGGAGGTGCGAGCGAATGAAGGTGGGTGATTACCGATATTCAGACGCCTACGCCAAACTCAGACCAAAAACGACTTTCCGGCACCGTGTACCCATGTATTCTATGGTTCTGATTCACAAACGATTGCATGCAAACCTAATCACGAACACGATAGATAACCTATTTATCAAATCCTAAATATAAATTGATGTGCATAATAACATAAAAATGAGGGATAAATTAACATTAAAGCAAAATATCGATAGGGTAGGGGAGGGGTCAAAGTGTCATATACATCGCATGCCACGAGGTCTATTTAACATAATTATTTTTATAAGACAGAGTAAGCCGACAAGAATAACGCTATTGATTAAGCTTATTTACGCTAGATTTAACGACCTTTTATTTATTTTGGATGGTCGACATGGTAATATTCGAGATAATTCGCCTAAATTCGTTTAAACAAGAAAGAATAAGCAATAATAGCTACCATTCATTTCACTATCTTTCACCTGTAATACATTAAAAACATTTAAAATCGCTTAAAAAATGAAGACAAGACATAGTTTGGAGGTTGTTAACGCTTTTAGATCGTTTCATATTTCTTACATAGCTAATCAATATAAAGTGTTTGAAGGATTGCGGGATAAATTTAATTTATGCGATCATGAAATAAAGATTATATCGGCTTCGGTTGACTTGCTTGACTCCCTTCGGGAGGGGGTGCGGTATAACTATGTAACAGGGGAGCGGGTTAGTATATGGCTGGGACATAAATACAGGTCTAACAGAACATATGAAATGATGGGTCGACTGGTTGAAAAGGGGTATTTAATCATAAAAGAATTTAAGCGCAATAAACGCGGGGTCATTTCCAAGCGATACATATTAGACCCAAAGGCTTATTTGATCTGCGAAGAGTATAGCCGGTTAATGCTCAAATGGTATAAAGCTAATTACTTCACTGATCGCATTGATAGAGAGTTAAAAGAGATATACGGTTTAATGGGCTTTAGAAAGATACTTTAATTTGGCTTGAATAATAAAATTAAGTTACTTTGTAGCCCTAAAGTAGGGGTTATATAATAAATCTTGACAATGGGATATAAAAACGTACTAATAGAGATAGAGAATACACGCAAGGAACTTAATATAACTCAGCGTAAGCTAGCTAGAATAGTCGGGATGAGTCCACAGCACTATTGTGCCACAATGAAGGGAAGAAACGCCCTAATGGCTCCAAAGCTGATTGAGCTGATCGAAGCCCTGGGGTATAACATAACGTTTTCAAAGATAATACGATGATCGATATAAGAATATGTATTGAAAGGGTAGCCGCAAAGGACTTTAAGGAACAAATGGAGGTGGATGGCTTTGGAATGCTTACCGACGCCTCCGGCTATGCCATACTATCCAACAGCAACAAGAAATACTTACTATTCTTTTATTATACTACGTTTGGATGGAGGTATTTAATACCAACAGATTCTCACATACTAGGCTTTTCCTACTTCCAAAAACTACACATGGAGTATATTTTAGAGAATAAATAAAATTATTTTTCGTTGATATTACTGCACATACAGCGGTTATTTGCATTTTTTGCAAAAGATTTATTTGTACTTCACTTGCATATTTGCAATACACACTGAGATATCAATAAAATCAACACATTTAGATAGCACGGAGTTTTATCTGCTTTTGTCAAACATCAGTAATATCAATGCATTCACATACTTGCATTATTGCAAGTGTTGACATATCTTTGAGGCGTAGAAACAATCTAAACCCAAAAAACATGTTAAACAATCTAAACCCAAAAGAGTTCAGCGAGGTTCTAGGAACCTACGAACTCGAATTTAAAGGAGTCATCCACGTATTAACCGGGCATCTGTTCGGTAGTACTGAAACACTAACTAATTTAATAGGATTAAACTAACCTAATAACTTAAAAAAACTAGCAAAATGAAAACTAAAAAAGAAATGGCGCAACAAATCGAGAGATTAGAAAGCCAATTACAGGAAGTTAGAAATAACAAAAAAGCAGAATTTAATAAATATGATTTTATCAACTCTTTGGAGTTAGATATTATCAATGAGATTAAGAACGGCAATATTGAGGATGAAGACGGAATAAGAGAGTATATAAATAGCGACATAGATAACGCATGTATTTATTATTATACTTGTTTTCAGATAGCAATGGAATTGAATTCTACTGATTTTACCTGTTTTGATAATTTTGGAGAGATCAATAATATTAGCCAGTTAGCTTATGCAGCGTTGGATGAGTACGTAAACGAGGAATTAGATATAAATAGCTTAATTGAATTGATAAACAACAAAGAAACAGTATAAAGACGTTTTGTGGAGGGGAAACCGAAAGGAAGTACCCAATACAAAATAATATTAACCCTTAAAACCCAAAACCATGAAACTAGTATTTAAAAAGGATGATGTAGCTCACATGTGGGCTAATCAAATTCAACAAGAGGGAAGAAACGCCGGCGGAAACTTTTATTTCACAGGTAATACCATCTTCAGCTACGGGGCGCATTTCCCAATAGCAAAACATGTTACTAATAAAAGAGGTGACAATGCTGTTCTTTTTACTTTCCGTAAATATGGCAATACCACAGCAAAACAAATAGGAATAGTCGACAGGTCTATAAATCACCTCAATAAAATACTGTGCTATTGCCCAGGCGAAGGACACATAATTAACCTGGAGAAATACTTTGATGCAATAAAAGGAGAATTAAGCGGACTGGCAACGGCTAAAAAGCCTGAGAAATATATTAATCCGGCAAACTACTTTTTCAATGAATGTATCAAGTACTGCAAATTTTTTGGTATCAAGGTTCCTGCGAACATTAAAAACATAATTAAAAAAGCAGAGAGTGGAAAATACTCTGAATATTTAAAGAAAGAAAGTGCACGAATTAACAAAGAAAGGATAAAAAGAGAAAAGGAAGCATTAAAAATGCACTTTGAAAGCCTAGATAAATGGAGAGCCGGCAAAGGAGAAAGGCTATACAGCCGAAACGAGAATGTTGATTATTTAAGGCACAATGGCAAAAGAGTAGAAACTAGTCAAGGCGTAGAAATACCGACCGAAATAGCAAAAAGGGCTTTTACTTGGATTCTTAATACACTTGTACTGGGAGGGTGCGAAGGAGAGTGCAAATACAAGATAATGGATTATGAAGTAAAGAGCCTGGATACTGAAAAAATAACAATAGGGTGCCACGTTATTAAGATTAGCGAAATAAAGGCTCTAGCAATACAACTAAAATGGTAAAAGGGTTTCTGAAGAGGCTTAAATAGCCGAAACGGGGGAATAGCTCCCCCGTCAAACCCAAAAAACCTAATAACATGAAAACAACAAAAATTAATACTAGAAAAATACAAAACAGGCTAGAATATCTTAGAAAAGAACTAAGAGGCCAATGCATAAGCTACGGCGAATTAATTGAACTTCAATCGTTATCTAAATTTATTGATGCAAATGATATTGAATTATTAGAAGCCGCAGGAATAACAGAATTTAAACCAAAAGATATGTACCGTGTACGTTTATTAAAAGGGCATACGGCTAAAAAAAATCAAATATTCGGTGGCTATTTAGGGAGGCTTGGAGAGCCATACAATGAAGTGTTCGAATATACCAGGGGAGAGGCAATTAAAAAAGCCAGAATGTTTGGGGGTAAAATAGAAAAAATACAGTATTAATTTTAAAAGGTTTACTGAAGATCGGTTAATCCGTGAAACTCCCTTAGGGGAGTATAAACCAAATCCCAACGCACCATGAAAACCGTAAGAATAATAAAACACAGAGACGTAACTTACAGAGTTAAAATAAGTCAAAGGATAACAAATGATAATTACGGGCTGTTCGCTCATATATTTAAGGGGTCGAATAAATTACCATTAATAGGCACCTGTTTTAAGGATGCTACTCACTTAAATGATATATTATCCTGGGCTAACAGCAATATTTCAACGCTTTAAAACCAAACTATATGAATCAGCGAGAAGAATCATTAAAAAAATGGAACTCAATAGTAGACGCCGCAACAGCTGTGGCAAAATGCGTTAACATAAACCAACAGCCAACTGAAATACTTTTGCCGTTGATATTGGAGCTAGCTAAAATACATATAAACCAAAAATAAATACCATGAAAACATATATTTTAATCTATTGGTATAATGGAAAGTCTCAAGAAATATTAAGAGGTCCGGCTGGATTAATGCAGTTTAAGAAATCCCAATTAAAAGCAGAGGCTCAATTTCAAAAGGGCAGACTAACAATAATAAGCGAAAGCGCTCTAAAATATAATTCAGCTTACATAAAAAAATGAACAAAACTTTAAGTAACTTGGCTCGTTGATTATTGAAATAGAGAAAAAGGCGGGGAGGATTTTCGGTTTCTACAGACCAGTGGTTATTTCGCCCCGCACTCTATTTGTTAACATTTAACTTCCACATCATAAAAACCTTATTTTTTATATCCTATATTTGATAAGTAACTTGGATATACCGAAACTAAAAACACAAAACCCCTAATTTATGAAACCCATTTCTAGGATAGTAGACAGAATTCCTCCGGAAATAGTTGTTGCGCACATCAATAAAGTATCCAAAGTAACCGGTATTCCAAAAGATGGCGTTGTTGGATTCGATATTTGTTTGTACATTTTAGAACAGCTTCTGTCCCAAGAAAGAATGATGAAATTTCCCAAAAGGAGCAGAAGGATTAAAGCAGACCTCCCTAATTACAAACTCAACTAAAATAGAAAGTCCGGCTATTAAACCGGACTAACTAGAACAAAAAGAAACGAAGAGAAACAATCGCATAAAGCGGTTGCAATTACAAATATATCAATTCCTCAGAATCCACACCAAAAGTTATAAACATCGAAATTTAACAAATTAAGCGGTTCATGTATTATGTTAAATAGAAATCTGCCTCATTAGGACGCATTACACGAACGATCTTATTGGCTGTGATATCTACATACCTTTAAGTTCAGCCTCTAGCATTTCAATCTCTAATGACTCATCCTCAGTCCTATTCTCTTTTGCCTTTAGGGTGGTTATTCTGCTCATAACTTTTCCTCTCTTGATTTTATTTGCGGAATCCTCTGCAAGATTTTTAATCGAAGCTGATTTGTCTGAGGATGTTTCTGTTTCATTATGATCAACGTATGTTACATCAACAGTATCTGGGTTGTTAATAACAGATTGATCTGTCAAAACCGCTTTCTGCATTTCAATAGATAAAATACCCCACTTGTTTAGTGTGTTTTTTAGAACCGTCTTCTTGGCCATTTCATGGTACTGGTCTTTATCCTTCCAAGGGCTTACACCTTTTTCGCTAGCGTAAGCTTGTGAATATTTCTTAGCATGCGAGTCAACTTTGCTTTTACTCCAATAAGAAGTCTTATCAAATCCATTTAGCAATTTGAAATAAGCGCAATATCCAACAACATCACCAGCGCCGTCTAATGAAAAATCAGCATCCAAATCCTCTGTTAATGAGTTCCATGATTTGAATTGATTGGCGTACACCTCTACTACGTTAATTTTTAAATACTGCCCGGTTCTTTGGGCCAACTGAACAAAACCTTTCCAACCAATTTGGAACTGCGCCTTGCCTTTGTAAGGAACTATCCATGCAAATCCTAAGTTGTTATTTATCGGCAGGTCTAATGTTGCTGCAGTTGCGGCTGCGTTGTAAATACTCATTGGATCTGCGTTCGCCAAATAAGAATTACCTGATGTTATTTGCAAAACGCTAGTGATGAACCCCTGCGATTTACTTCCAAGAATCTCCTGAAACTTCTTTTGAACATTCTTCTGAGAGAATAATCCTGATACTGTAAGTGTTTTGTTTTCGTTCATGTTTTTTTAATTAAATGTTTTTTCTCCTTTTAATGGATTGTTTTTTATTAAAATGGTAAGTCTTTTTCTTCAGAAGCCGAACTATTGCCACTAGGCGCCTCTTTTTCCTTTTTTAAATGACCTTCCTTTGCGAAATTCGCAATCCTCCAGCACTCTAGAGTATTGAAATACTTAACAACACCATCCTTTCCTTTCCAATCACGGCCTCGCAAATTATATTCTAACTCAACGTAGTCGCCTACTTGATAGTTGTTCATGTGTTCGCATTTATCATTGCTAACCTGAAAAAGTATCTTTTGTGGATACTTCTCATCGGTCTCTACTACAAACTCCCTCTTCTTAAACTTGGGGCTAACAGTTACCGTTTCCCCTAGCCATATTATTGTTCCTTGCATTTATTGTTGGTTTAATTGTTTCTCTTCTTTTGCTTGCTCTGGCCTTTTATATGGAGGCTCTTGAGTTTCAAGTTTTTCCATTTGATCCTTTAGCTTTTTAAGCTTATCCTTGTAGTCCTCTTTAAGGCTTATATCCTTCTCCATTTTTGTCTAAATTTATTTCTAATAATTGATCTTTTACATTCTGTTGCTCTATCTGCCTTCCTCTATAATTCAGCCCCCTGAGCTCAGGATAAATTTCTTGCATCTTTTGCCGGTTCCTTCGTATGCTCTCCGAAGAAGTTAATTCCCCATTCATCAGCGCATTAAAAAATACTCCAGATGATGCGTGTTCGTAGATATTAGAAAGCTCGTGCTTCCAAATTAATGCCAATAAATGATTATCGTTTTCTCTAGTTTTAGGGTAAGCCTCTAGTAGGTACTTTACCCTGTCTTTTAGTGCTATTAGTTCCATTATTCAGGTAGATTTTCGTAGATTATAGAAGCATTACTGGTCAGCATTAATCCAACTATACTGGCTGCATTTTCAAGACAACATCTTAAAACCATAGCAGAATCTATTACTCCTGAAGCTATAAGGTCTTCATTTTTTCCTGTCAAAGCGTTGAATCCAATACTTGGGTCGCTTTCATATTTAACATCGTCAATTAGTATCCCACAGTTTAGCTGTAGTTTTTTTGCTGGAGAAAATAAAGACTTTGAAATTAAGTCTGCCCCCTCTGTTTTAATTTTGTACACCTCGGTTGCTGCGTTTATATAAGACTTTCCGCCGCCAGCTAAAATACCCTCCTTAATAGCAGACTTGGTTGCGCCAACTGCATCGTCCACCCTGTCCTTCCTTTCTTTTGCCTCTGCATCCGTTTTGCCTCCAACTTTAATTATAGCTACCCCAGATGCCATTTTAGCTAATCTAACCCTTAAACCTTCTTTTAATTCCTCCTGCTCTGTCAGATTAATTTGAGCCTCCAACTGTAGCTCTCTATCAGATATTTTAGCCCTACTTCCTTTTCCTCCGATTATCAAAGTATTGTTGTGCGTAACAATTACCTTTTCGCATTGCCCTAAATCAGATATTACAACCTGCTTAAGCTTCTTTCCAAACTCCTCAGATACAATTGAAGCCCCGGTTACTGTGGCTATGTCCTGAAATATCTCTTTTCTTTCATTGAGTCTGCTTGGGGCGTATACAGCGCACACAGGGAATCCTTGCTGAACCTTGTTAACTACCAACCCAGATAATGCTGACCCAATAACATCATTTGCAATGATCAGTAACTGCTTTTTTTGCTTATAGCACTGCTCTATTATTGGCAATAGCTCCGCTAAATCCTCAATGTCTTTATCGAAAATAAGTATGTAAGGATTATCTAATTCAGCTGTATTTTTGTCCGGGTTAGTAATAAAGTAAGGAGAAATAAATCCTTTGTCAAAATGCATGCCTTCCACATAATCTACTGTAGTTTCTAGGCCAGTTCCTGTACTTACAGTTAAGGCACCATGCTTTCCAACCTTCTTTAGTGTATCAGAAATTAGGGTTCCCAATTGGATATCGTTGTTAGTAGAAATAATAGCAATGTTTTTAACTTTATCCCAATCCTCTCCAACCGGTATTGCGTTTTCTTTTATGTACTTAATAGCCACCTCAACAGCCTCGTCCATTTCTTTTCTAAGTTCTATTGGATTCTTTCCTTCCTGAATTGCCTTAACCCCTCTTTCAAGAATATCCTGTGCGAGTATGCATGAAGTAGTCGTACCATCCCCGCATTGAGAAACAGTCTTTTCGGCTACGTCTTTAATTAAAGAAGCCCCCATATCTTGCATAGGGTCAGATAAATTAATATGCCGGGAAACCGTTACCCCATCCTTTGTTAGAATTGGAGATCCATAAGGATTTTGAAGTATTGCAACCCTTCCTTTCGGACCAAGGGTGCTTGATACTGCATTCGCTAAAATATCAACACCCTCTTTTAGTTTGAGTATTGACTCGCTGTCAAAGTAAATTTTCTTCGCTGTTTTCATTTGTATTCAATTACGCAGAACGCATCCTCTTCGGACATTATAATGTGCTCCACTTTGTTTATATCTAATTTTGATCCGTAGCCCTTCGGGAATATTATCTTATCTCCGTTCTTTACATACTTGCAGTCTGGACCTGCGTCAACTACAGATCCATACATAGGGGGCTGCTTTGCCTCGTCTGGAAGAATAAATCCAGAGTCTGTTTTATTAGACACCTCGTCTGGCAGGATGATAATCCTATTTTTAACTGTTTTTACCACATGCATCTCTTGTTCCACCATTTTCTTTTTTCTAGTTTATTGTGAATATATATGCCAATTAATACAAGCAGTGAAATAGGGAAAATTACGCCCATTATCCAATAAAATAACACCTCTAATCTCTTTACCTCTCCGCTTCTGTGAAGATAAATAACTGCGAAGAAATACCAAGAAAAAACGTATGCGATTATACCAGCCATTGTATTGAATGAATAATTATTGCAAAGCTACAATTAATATTTTTATTAGCAATTTATTGTAGATAATTATTTACTTCTTTTTCAAATTCGTCGAAAGAATAACAAACAACACATTTATATCCTGCACTAGAAGCGTCGCTAATAAATTCTTCTTGATTAATAGATAGCGTATTTTTGCCTGACTTCATTTCTATATACATTCCATGAAATCCATTTGATGGGTATGATAAAAATAAATCACACACACCGGAAACCATTCCTTCGGCAGATTTAATTTTTCTTTGAAAATCAGTAAATCCTCCATTAGGTATAGAGAATAGTAGTCTTTTTAATTCGGGGTATTGATATCGAAACCATTTTACACATGATTGTTGCAGATCGCTTTCTGGGTGCTTCATATCAAAAGCTCTTTAATTAATGGTATCTCACTTTCTATGTCGTTAACTATTGCCAATATTTTCTTGTCTGAATACATGAGGTTATTTATGGCACTTACTCCATGAAGAACAGTTGCGTGATTTCTGTCAACCACATACCCTACTTTATCCAAAGAAATAGACGGGTCTATCCTCCTTACAAAATAAAAATAAAGCTGCCTAATAAATGAAATCTCTCTCTTTCTAGTTCTTGCCTTTATTTTGCTTGGCTCAGCATCCATTTTTTGGCAGATGTATAGAAGTATTTTTTCTGAATTAATTATTTTTTTGTCAGTATAAAAATTATACGACATGGATTTCTTTTTAATCTCTTCTAATTCTTCAATTGCAACTTCCGCCATTTTTATTGTTTTATACGTTCTATTTATTAGTAACTGTATTTCTTCTTCTAATGGTGATTTATTCATAGCTTACTTTATAGATACCCTAAGAGTCCTTGATCCGTTTTTATCCTTGGAATAGCTAGCATAGTTGTCTTCAAAGGTTATCCTTTCTAAGTCTCCTATGCTGTGAATGATAAGGTTTTTATATCGCTGCTTCTCTTTCTCTTTCTCCTTTATCTCTTTGTTTATTTTTACATAGTCTATGCAATTTGAAAAGTCATCTTGAGATCCTGGTTTGCTATTTATAATATTTGATGCTCTATACTTTTCCTTGACAAACTGCTCATACGCTTCAGAATCATCCGGAGGTGGCTCCAGTTTGTTAATTTCAACCATTACAGACTCATCCATATCCTGCTTATACATTTCCATTAACTTCTTTGCTGGAACAACTCTATTGTACCAAAATTCTTTTGTAGATTCGATAATAGTTTCTGCCAACGATTCATTATACTCTATGGGGTAAACGTGTAGGTTGTTGTCTGAATCAAGAAGAACCATCTCAGAGTATTTAGTTTCAGAAATAATCATCTGTGTAGTAACCTGGGCCAAATAAGCCGGAGGAATTGACTCCCACTTTTTAAGCTCCATAGAGTGTATTCTCTTTATTTCTAAAGGGCACTCTTCATTTAATATCTCCCGGTTAATAAGATTAAACGCTCCTTTATTAATTACCCTATCTAGGCTCATAGACAACCAGGGAAACGCCGGATTTGAGACATATCCATTTATGTTCTTGCAGTTTCTGATTAGATTTCCTTCGTTCTGATTCTTAATGTAAGAGTCTTCGTTACCATCATAATACTTCCATGAGTCAGCAATAAGAGATTCCATTTTCTTTCCCCAGAATGTGAATTTATTGTCTTCGTTAAACTGCTCCACCATATGGAGCTTTTCTCCAAATACTTTTGCTGCACAACTGTATTGAGAAAGTCCTAGAATTGAACCAACCTCAGATGCATTTACGAAGTTATCTCGGTACGCATACCATTCCGGAGAATACAAAGCAATGTTAGTTCTTGTTAGTTTTGATTTCATTTTTTAATTATTAAGTTTACAACTTCTCAATTTCCTATTTTACTTGTTGCCAATTTAAGAAATTCAATAGCTTCCTTTACTTTATCCTTCCAACAACCCATGCAATATGCCCCATCGCATTCCAAGTTTTGTGGCAAAAACGATTCATTTAGCAATGTTATTGCTTTCTCTATCAATTCTATTTCAAACAATCTATTTGCTTCTTTTTTTTCTGTAGTCATCTCATTTAGTTAATAAAGGATAGCCCCAAAGGATTATTAAAATCACTGATAATCCAGCAATAAATTCTAATAAAAAAATTTGCCAAAATTTAAGTTCCTTATTTTTATACCCAATATAAATCCATATTCCATTGTTAATTACCACCAAACAGATTACTGCGAATGTTGCCATGTTAGTTGCAATGTTTAATGAAATTTTTCAACAGACTGTCTATATTGTCTTTTCCAACTGGATTAGCTGACTGTATATTATACAATGGTAATTTGAGATTATGTTCTTGACACCACCAAACTAACCATTTAGCACAATCCATCCCTGTTTTTTCATCTTCACCTATCGGCTCTCCTAAATCATGGTCAAAGCAAATAGCTGTTGGCAATCCATTATCATAAATATATTCTTTAAACTCTTGATAAGACTTTACCCAAATAGTTTCAAATGGTTGTTCTATTGGACTAAAAACAAGCCAGTCGTTTTCGTGTGGATTTCTTGCGTCATCAAGCCATAAAAGTGTTGCCATGTTAGTATTCTAATTTAGTTATTTTACCGCATTTTTCGCATATAAGTATTTCTGTTGTTTCAGAAACAGTTTCAGTTCTATCCCATGTTCCTTCAACTTTTTGAGTCCACCCGTAAACTTTTTTAGTATGAGTTTTCCATTTGTGCTTACAAAACCATTTTATCATCTTCATTTATTTTTCTTGTTGTACCAGTTGATGAACTTTAGTACCGCTCGATAAGTTGCATTAATTTTTGTATCTGAATGAGCTCTTGATATTTCATTTTTGTTATCTCTTATAGTGCAGGAATTTAAAAACATATTAACTCCTATTAAATTACTATATCCATTACTAAATGTTTCTATCTTCTCAACAACTAGCATAAGCCAGTCCCATGAGGAGTGATATTTAATAAAAATTGGATTGCATTTATCTGTATTAGCCAATACTTCCATCTTTATTGGAAACTTCCATACATTACCTTTTTCATAAAAAACTCCTCCCATAAATTCAGCAATCAATTTATTTCCTTCTTCTATTTCTTTTGGCATCATAGGTTGGTTGGTTAGGGGTTAAGTAATTCAGGGTTTTCGTAAATGTTTCCGATAATTCCACCAGTTTTCATTGCGTATTCATCAAATCCAAAAAAGTTTTCTTCATTTAAATGAAGAATAAACATTCCTCCGAACCATTCAAAATTAGATTCTCCGCCAGTACAGTATTTAACTTCATATTTTTTATTTCCAGCAACTTGCAAAATATCCCCCTCGTAAATTTCTTTTCCGTTCTTGTCTTTTAAGCCTGTGTATTGCAATCCAATAGCTAAGTGTTTTGCTCCACTCGGAATGGGCTTATTTGAATCCTCGTCATCTAATAAATCGTTAAATGGATAAATAAAAAATGATTGTATTGTTCCGTCCTTATATTGTAAAATAGTTTTAAACTTTATTTCTCTTTCCATCTTCTTTATATTTATTAGTTAGTAGGGTACAGCTCTTCGCATTGCTCACATTGAATTTCGCATTTTTTATCTCCATTAACTCTGTTTGCTCCACAAATAAACTTTGTTTTTAATGGTAAAGTCTTTGTCGCTTAATAACTTAGCTTGATTTTTTACCGTAACAGCATCTATCTCGGCTTGCTGTAAAGTCTTTTTTAACGTCTCACCTACCTCTTGGGATAAGTGCTTCTTGATGATCTCTTCGATTTCCTGTTTCATTTTGATTTGGTTTTTAGGTTTATTTTTATTTGTTGTTTTCTTTATACCTTCTTATACTAATTCCGCTTTTTGCATTTCCTTCTTTTTCAAAACTCCAGGTTTTAACGCAAGCCTTCCAGTCTACAATTGGCTTTGCCCCTTTTCCCTGAACCCACCCATTGGCCTTATAATGATTATAAAATCTCTCTGAATTCTCATTTGGGCTTACTATTTTTAAAGATTTCATATACTCCAAAACCTCTTGTTGATTATCCGGTATCGATTTTTTATTCTTAGCGACTTTCTTTTTTTCGTACTTCTCCTTGTATTTCCCCCACTGATCGTACAGGTACCCGCCTCGTATCTTATAATGATCCTCTACAACTTTCAGAAACCCTAATATTAATTTATCACTAGCCATAAAACGAGGTTGCAAAGATAAAATAAATATTGTTTATTTGCAACTATTTTTAGCACTATTATTTTAGTGCGGATTAAAAATAAATTATTTTGTTGATTTTCTTCTCTTCTTAATGCTCCTGGCATTGTCGTAGGAGTGGCATACTTCAATGAAGTCATTGTATTTATCGTCGCATACAATGACTTTGGTTCCATTATCCCCGGTATTCTTGTTATAAAGAATAACTCCCCACGTCAAATCTTGCTGCTCTATATACTGCCTAGATCTCCCATTGGCTTCAATGGTGGCCTCTTTAAGTGTCTTTATGCTTGGGGTAAAGACTGCATCTACTTTAACAAACTTGCTTTTGTTCTTATTTCTCATCACAACTATAATTAGGTTGCAAAGATAAAACAATTAATTTAATTATGCAACTCGTGTTAAATTATTCTTCTATGAATTTTCCTAGCCTGTAGATAAGAGCCGGGGTAATATCAGCAACTAGCTCGAAATCCTTTGATGGCAAAGAATGTATCTCTACCTCTATTTCCATGTCATTAAGGCCAGCAACTTCTTTTTCAACTACTTCTTTTATTTCCGGAGTTTCGAAAACATACTGCTTGTCCTCTACTTTTGGAACTCCATTCTCCCCCTTTTGGGCATACTTCTCAACTATAGAAATTCTTGCTTTCTCATAGTCTTTTGCTGCTCCTTCTAATTTTCTTATGGATTTTACTGCCGCATACCCAATTTTAAATCCTGTTTTTACACTAGCTAATTCTACTAATGCGCTTGATAATACGTTAATTTCAGAGTTCTTTATTTTCATGTTTAATAATTTTGCTCAAATATAATAATTATTCCATTTATGCAATAGTTATTGCATAGTTTATTACTAAAAAAATACTTACGATTTGAATAAATATATATTTTTACAGGAAATTAATATGAAATGGCCAAAGGAAAAGCAACTACAGCTGTAGTACTAAAAAAGAAAAAGAGAAAAGGAATTGCAAAGAAACATACCAACAAACACTCTTCAGGTAAAAAGTATGTCGGCCAAGGCAGGTTTTAGCTATTTCCCTACGATAATAGCAGACAGAATCAATCCAACAACCACAAAAACTATTTTTTGTTTCTTGATTTTATCTTTGTAGATAACAATATCACTGCCCAATCCAGCTATTTCTTTGTCTTTATTAACCAATAAAAACTTATAATTTTGCTCCTTTTGTTGAAATAGTCGGACTTTTTCATCACATACTCCATCCAAGTATTCAAATGATCTTATCCTTGTACTTAACTCAACAACAAGCGAATCGCAATGTATAGAATTAGATATTTTCTTCGCTATATACTTTGACTGCGGTATTGTAAAGCCATACAATGTATCAACTTTATTTTGAACTATAATCAGGGGTTTTAAGTCCTGAGAAATACTCATAAAGCTGATTGCCATTAAAGCCACTAATAGTTTTAATTTCTTCATCCTGTTTCTGTTTTATATAAATTATTCTTTCTTTAGAGGCCGTTATGATATTTTTTACACTGTCAGATTTTAATTCCAAAATCCTATACTTAGAATCAATTTCTATGTTTAACTGAATTAATGAATCATTTGTTTTATGAAGTTTTTTATAGTATTCGGCAGAATCCTCGGATATGTCAAATAGCTGTAATAAATTATAAGCTATAATTGAAATTGCTATTATTACGCTAACTGACGCTAGGACTAGAACTTTCTTTTTCATCAACCTTGTTATTTCTATTCAATATTATAGACAGTCCAGACAATATCTGAGGGATCATTATCATTCCAAGACAAATTCCTATCATTATGTAAGCATATAGCGTTAACGTAGGGATTAAAGAGAAGTCTCCAATCGATATAACATCCCTATTACCCAAAATATCTTTCTGCGCATCTAGGTATTTATTATTCATTCGCTGAACCAATATCATGCACCAAATAACGATAGCCTTTCTCATGCTTAGGCCGCCATCCTCCTTTACATTAAAAGCAGAAAAAAACCACTTAAAGGGGAATACTATTGCCTTCCACATGTTTATTTACTATGCATTGAAAATATTAGTACCACGATTGTTATGAAAGCCTCAATAAGAAACAGCCTAAGAAATGTTTTATTCCACCCTTCTCCTAAAATAATACCAGGGGCAGAGTATAGATACCATGCAGAAACTGTTATTGACATCAATATCATCATAATTGGAAAGAAATAGTCCATGGGATTAGATTAATATATAGTTAGTGTTTTGAATAAACCTCTTTTCATTGTATCTTTTTTGAAGCTCCATTATAGAGAATCCTAGTGATTTTTGAAAATGAGGGGCATCCGGAAATCCATGCCAATCTATTCCGGCCTCCCATCCGTATCTTTTAAAGATAGCTACTACTTCCTGCCAATCACTCTTACCATCTCCATCAAAATCTATTTTTGTATCCCATGACGCAGATTCATAAGATCCATTGCCATCTTTGTCATATATCATAACAATATCAATGGCCATCCCGTAATTATGATACGACTGGCCTCCCTTAGCATTGGTAACAATCTTGGTGTTAGGAATAGTTCTTCCTTGGGCATGCAAAGCATCCTGCTCAGAAAACGAACGCAAGGTATACGCAAATCTACAAAGAACCCTCCCCTTTAATGCCTCGCAAATCTCTTTGTAAATCTCCTCTACTTCACTCCTTAATTTAGGATGAATTAATTTCACCCTTTCGAGCGTTACCTTATCCATTTTTACTTATAAATAAATGTGAATAAAATCCATTAAATGTGTGGTTCCAAATACAACCAGCCAAAATAAAATCTTGCCAAAACCCCAAAGTTGTATCGTAGTAACATAAAGAGAATGCAAAACAAATTATCATGGCCGACTTACTCAAATGCCATGCATCAAATTTATAATTGAACAATTTTTTAGCTTTATCCCAACTATTCAATTTACTCCAAAAAGAAACCTTTAAATTTTTAAATACGGTGCTTAAAATATGCTCATTCTCAACCGAGTCCATTACGGCGTTAAACATCGCAGCGAAAGAAAGAAACATAATCCACTTGTGTTCCCATAATGCATTTAAAATCGGTTCTTTGAATAAGACTATAGCTACCGCAGCCGGAGTCATACAATACCAAATAAAATACCATACTGATAATAATGTATTCCTGGTTGCTTCTTTCATATTTTTAAAGTGCTTTTAATTACCCTTATGTCTGCTTTTACATTATGCATATCATCTGTAATCTTCGAAACATTGTTTTTAAGGCTAACAACCTCTTCTATAAACACATGAAGCTTAGTGCTCATATCTGCCACTTCTTCTTTAACATCAACTAATTTATCTCTAAATTCCCTTATTTCGTCGAATAATTCAGCAACTTTTGCGCTCCTTCTCTTTTGAATTGCAATGTATATTTTAATTCCAAAAGCCCCCATAACAGATATAAGACACAGCAACCCAGTTATAACCCATATCGCAAGAGCTATCACTCTTTCATCGCTCATTATCATTGCTATCATGCGTTTATGTATTGTCGTAACTATTTTTAACATCAATAGGCAACAAAGTCAGCCTCGGATTGATTTGAGCGTCAATGAAAAGTTGAGTAAGCGTTAGCCCTACCATTTGTTCTGTTATTACGTAATTTGCCCAAGTTGTAAAATTATTTTTCGCTGGAACTTTTATTTCTGTGCCATCGTGCATTATAGTCGGTGTTTTTATTTCACCTCCCAAAGCTATAGTACCATCTGTCATTGTCTCGCCAGCCTCATAAAAAGTTGCAGGCGTTTTAACCTCTCTCGAAGAATAATAAATGTCTAGCGAATCGTAAACATAATAATTCTTTTTAGTCAAATCCTTTATTTCCCCGTTTAGACCTACAAGCCATTGCCAGTAATCAACTTGCAATTTAGCCGTATCACCGTTTGGATAAAAACCTATACAACGTCTTTTACATTTCAACCCTGTTACTACATCAATGGCATCTGTACCATCTTGATTTTTAACTGTTACCTCTGTGAATCCTGTAAACATAGTTTTAGTTTTATTAAGCTAAAAGCCCTTCGTTTCTTAATGCTTTAACTACTTGTTTAATTGTGTACCCATCAAATGTACTCGCATCGTTTACAGCCGTTCCGGCACTTACTGTGAATGTTGCTCCGGCAACCGCTGTTGTTGGCTGTACTATTGGCGTTGCGTTCCAAAAGCCTATCTTTTGAGTTGTTGCCGTTCCTATCTTAGTGCCTGTTGTTGTTCCTAAAACTAAATTAACATCAGCCAACGTAACATTGCCTCCAAATCTTATATCACCAGCATTTGTATAGATAGCGTATTTCGTTGTTCCTGTTGAAATCGCAGATATGTATAGTCCGTAATGAGTTGTTGGTGTAAATCCGCTAACATTATCAATCTTTATACCATAGGCGGTCGTTACCGTTACCGTTCCTGCACCTCCAAATTTAGAACCAGCCAAAGTATGTGTACCGATTAATTCTGTAACCGTTAAGTTGTTTGCAGAAGAGCCGAATTCTGTTGTATTTTCACCGCCACATAAAAAAGTATGTGTACGTGTATTCGTTCCGTTAATGTAATTATAACCTGTTAATCCAACTGCGTACGCTGTTGATACTGCCGAACCTCCACTATCTTGCATTCCGCCAAAAAAGGCTGAGTAATAACTCGCTGCTGTTGTTGGCTTTAACCATGCTGTAAATGCAGAGCCTAATCCCGATTCTTCGTTAACGGTAAACAAAGCATTCCATGTAGGATATTCAAAATAAGCTACCGAATTTCTTGTTAAATTTAAAGTTCCTTGTGATTCTTTCCATGTTAGCTTACCATCATTTGCAGAGCTACTGAATGTTAGCGACCTATCCGCAGCAGTTCCATCTCCAACAATGAGATTGTTGTAAGCAATTACGTTGGTGCTACTCGCTGACATATATGTAAGAGAGCCATCTCCACTATATACATGAAATCCATCATCTCCCCAAGCGATCAGGCTTTTTGTATCAAGAAAAAAAGTTGCTGCTGTTCCATATAGCGTTAAGTCGTGCGTAAGATTAATACAATCTCCTATTCGCAACTCTCCACTTCCAGCATTATAATCTATTATTTGGTCTAATCCTAATCTTATAATTTTGTTTGAATCAGCTAATGTCAGGTCTCCATTTATACTTATACTTCCTCCCGAATCTAAATTAGCGTTTGCCGTTCCTGTAAACGTGCCTGTGCCTGTCGAATACAACATGAAGTTAGCACTTAATGATACAGGGGCTAAAGCACTTCCCCAACTTGCCAGCCCATTTGCATCACTCGTTAAAAACTTTCCTACACCTTGTGTTCCATCTTGATAAACAATAGCTGAATTGCTGTCTATCATAAAATAATTAGAGCCAACACCGGGGCTTACGCAATGAATAGAAGGCGAACCGCTCGACTGATTGTCAATCCAAACACCTGCTCCGCCTGTCCCAGTTCCAGTCATTTCCATAAACATCCCATAGCTATCTAGACCTGCACTATATAGGAGTGCCGATATTGAACTATCACCAGTCATGCTAGATTCAAAACCTCTTGTAGAGTTGGCGGAAGAACTTATATATAAACCATCAGTTGTGAAATTGCTAATATTCATCCCTACCGAAGTAGCATTAGCATCTAATGTAAAGGCTGTGTTGCTTGCAAATGTAGATGTACCTAAACTCATTCTCCTGTCACTTCTAAAATACGCAATAGGGTTTGGTGTACTGTTATCTAACTTTAAAGCAAAGGTTGTTGTTGATGTTCCACTACTCTGTATGTTAAATCTAGTTGATGTTACAACCGCACTACCCATAGAGCTAAAGCCATCGTTCCTTACCAAAAAAGCATTGTTTGTTCCGGATGAATTTTGAACTTTTATTCCAAAGGTTGCACTTGTTGTACCAACACCTTGTATATTGAATCTTGTTCCCGAAACAGGGGAAACTCCTATTGATGTTTCTGTTCCGTTATCTTGGTATAGTGAATTTCCGAGCGTTGTAGTTCCAGTCCATTTAGTTCCAAAATTTGCTGTTCCACTTCCAGTTGGGCCGCCACCTCCAGCAGTTATCTGCGCCTGTAAATCCTGAAATGCTGTTAGAACGCTATTTGCTGAAGTTATTGGAGTGTTTGATCCGGAAACATATCCAGTCAATAAAGTGTCTCTCACTTGCTGAGAATACCCTATTTCTTCCTCTAAAATGTTCTGTATGTTTAAATTATCGTACTGATCGGCAGGAACTGCAAGCCAAAATATTATCGCAACAGGATAAGCACTTGGAGTGCCATTAAGAGAATAATTCCCCAGCGCATCAAAGGAAGAGACATCCACTTGAGCTCCACCTGCTGTTGTAGGATTTTCACCAGTCGGCTTAACGTTGACTTTTGAGACAAGGGCATCGGCACCGGCGGGGAGTTGATTAAGGAGGATTGTTGATCCAGTCGGAATTGTGATTGTGCCGCTTGTTGCACTAACTTCCTCATAATATGCGATTTTATATACATTTCCTGTTAGATTGATTGCATTTATTTGTGATTGAACTTTTTCAAAGGCAGACAATATGCTATCTGAAGCAGCAATTGCGGTATTTGCTCCAACTACATATCCCGTCAACAAGGCCGACGTAATTCTTGAATCAGATATCGACAGCGTTAAATTAGGGCTAGTTGTTGGGCTAGTTACGACTCCAGTAAATCCATTGGCATTGGTGAATGAGAAGTTAAAAACAGTCCCAGGAGATCCAAATGAATTATTTATTCCTAATGCCATGTAATTTCAGGTATGCCCACGTATTAATATTATTTCAATGTCTCCATTAGAACGTTGGAGGTACTGCCGTCAACGATTATTGGGTCTATGTATCTACCGCCTTCAGTCTGTGATCTAGAATTTTTACCCCAAGATCCGTATGCATTGGCCGGAATATTTACCCCATTAATTTGAGCAATCCCACCTCCTGCATTTAAAAAAGCAATCTCAACCAATCTAGATCCAGCAACAGCTATAAATGTAGTTCCGGAAAGTGGAGTTGTAAATGCAGACTCAATTTGAGCCAATGTGTCAGACTGAACACTAACAACAGCCCTTTTCTCGTTATTAGTCAAATCAACTATCCAATCTCCAGGCCTGATAACAGAAAGAAATGAGGTTCCCGCTCCATAAAGCTCCGTGTTGTTTGAACTTAAGGTTCCAGATGGTGATGTACTAGCAGGGACGGTTCTCTTTGTTGTTACAAGAAATAAGTCAGAGTTTCCAGTGTTTGTTGCCATGTTGTTTTTTATTAAAAATTTCTACTTTGATACAAATGTAAATTAATTTATTTAATTTCTGTGAATAACATATTCAAGGTCAATATTTCTAACGAAATCTTGCGGAGATATCTCGACAGACCCCAATGATTCTTGAGAATAAGTATTCGAACCTATTTCGAGAGTGTATCTCCGGACAAACTCACTACAGATGTCCCTCCTTTTGTTGTCGTTCATTTTAATTTTAATGCCGAAATACCTTTTAATGGCTATCTGCGGAAGCAGTAAAAAGTCGTATTTTATTCCCTCCTCTGCCTTAGAAAGAACTTTTTCAACTGCGCTATCCAATATCTCTTTACTATACAGCGGTTGCAAGAAGCATACGTCCTCGTATTGAGATATTCGATGACTCAGAAATTCCGGATGAACTCCTCTTGCATTAGAGTCAATTATAAATAATCTATCTCCGTATTTAACAACGACACCGGCATGATTAAAATAGGCTTTGTCAAAAAACTGAATAGTCTTAGACAAAAGAGACTTTCCTCTAAATAAAACAATCCACCCACTTCCTATGGTGTGCCTAATCTCATTATACCAAATATCGACTTCTCTCATGTTTACTCTTCTTGATCGTCTAGTTTTTCTTGCTTGGATTCTTTTATATCATCTCTTCTTTCTCCAAGAGCTTCTTCATACTCTTTATCTGCCTTTCCTAAGTCGTATGGCATAAAATAATTAAACACATCCCTAGTTGCATCTTCCCCATCTGGTGTTTGTATGCCCTCCAATTGCTTGGATAAAACCGGAAGATCCTTATAAATAGATTCTTTATATCCTTTAGCCTTTCTAAATACAGGGTCCATAATAGTGTTTATATATTTAACCAGCCCAACTAGCGGTATTACCTGCTCGGAAATCATACCGAAGTTTTGTAGATTTTTATAGTCTACATCTCCCTCAAAAGCTTTTACAACTCCTCCAATTCCAGACAACGCAGTTTGAGAAGAGATATAGCCACCAATACTCAATATTCCCTCCGTAATAGTTTCTATCTCTGACTGAGAAACACTTTCTCCAGTGTCTTCGTGGTAGTGCTTTAGTGCAGCAGGAAGTGCTAATGCTAAAGAAAATGGACCAAAGTAAATCATTGGCACCCACTTGTCTCCTATTTTAACAGAGAACGGCTTTCTTCCGGAAGCATAAAATAACTCCTTCTCTTTCTTGTCTTTAGGAGGCGTCCATGATGTCATGTTGTTCATTGCCAAAGAAAGACCAACTCCAGATACAATGCTTCCCAATGTAGCTCTTGCAATCTGCTCTTTACTGTAAGACCCGCCAATAAAACCAAAAGGCGATCTCTCTATTGACATTTTAGCAGCATTAGCCGGAGTAGTGATAAAAGGGATAAACCATCCTACAAACTTTCCACTATTTACCTTTTTCCCATCCTTTGTTATATAAGAATAATCCCTAGCCTTAGTAGCCATCTTTGCAATGAACTCTATCGCCCTTGATACGACAGCCTGATCTTCTAAGTTTTCCCCCAATTTTTCACGTAATAAGTATTTTTTTCCTAGAATTCTAGCCCTGGCCGTTGCCTCAAATTCAGGAACTCCATTGGCCATTAGCCTGGACTTTTCCCCTTGGCCTATTAATACGCTAAAGAACTTATCTTGCGCCTCCATAAAACGAGGAACAACGGTTAATGCTTTTGGATACTTAGATTTTCTTATCGTCTCTATACTCCCTTTATCAAAGCCTCCTTCAATTACATTCTCTGAAATGTAACCGTTCCTAAATGCCTCAATAAATCCGGCAGAAGCCTCTGGTATATTCTTAAATATCTCCCATAAGTACTTAGGAGCTCCCGAAAATCTCATCTCTCTCTCTATGGGATTAAGTGGATTTTTAAGGTAATCGATTGTAGACTCCGCTATCATATCAAGAGGCCTTGATATCAACATATTAAATGCGTTCCCGTAAATATTCCTCATATGAGTCCTTGGATTCGAAAGAATATTTTGATAACGAAAGGCATCAAACAGCTCTCCTTTTGTAGGAGGCATTTGATCTGCTATATAATTAAGAACCTCAAGTGTTGCTTTATCCTTAGCCTCTCCCTCCTCCATCTTTCCAATTTCCTCCATCTTAACAAGGATGGTTTTTTGCACTTCCTTTGGAAGCTCTTTCCCTAACTTTGTTGCTTCCTTAGTTGCGAATCGAACAACAGTAGCAGGGTCCATTTTATTCCACAAAGAAGCCGCTTGAATAAATCTACCGGCCTCCCTTAGCTGCTTATCATAATTATCTATCAACTCTAGCGCAGAATCGTAATCCTTAGTAGCCTCAAAATGTTTTATTAGCCTAATGGCCATTACAGACTTTATAGCGTCTGGAGTAGAGTTTGACAACACCTCCTCCTTTGCCTTGTATGGATCTTTTTCTATTCTCTTGTCCGATTTTTCAATCGCCTCTTTATTAGTAAGAACTTTATAAAATTCATCTAATTCAGCAACTTTCTTCTTTAATCCTTCTGATGTTTTTTCAGACGACTTTATTGTCTCTATAATTCCTTTTGGAAGTTCACGAGTTGATTCATCCCAATGTTTTTTAAATCTATCCTCTGCTCTTGCCTTTAATTTTTCATCTAGCCCCTTATACCAATCGCTATTTTTAATGTACTCCAGTCCTTTTACTAAAGCATCTCCGACATCAGCACCTGCCCTCAAAGCAGCAGCAGTTATGTCGATAGCTCCATTCCAGGTCTCCTTAAAAAAGGGGACGCCAGACATAGTTATATCCCCAAGCTTTCCCTTTTCTAGTAAATCTGCTGCTTTCCTTAAGAAGTTTTCTTTTTCTTGGATGACAGGATCTTTTTCACCTTCTTTGGTAAGTTCTTTTGATTCGGATACTCGTCCGACCACCTCTGTGCTATCTCCGGGTGTTTCGCCCAAAGGAATTTCCTCTGAGATTCGCTTGCGAATGGCATCTTCTATTGGTTTTAATTTTTCTACTTGAGATATAAATTCTTTTCCGGCTGACACCATATCGGCATCCAATCCCATTCCTATCCTTTCTATTCCCTGATCATTTTTTTCTAATTCAGACTTAACCTTGTTGATTAACTCTACTTTTCTTTCCTCGCCAGAGGATTCAAACTCTTTCAGGGAGTTGTCTAGTACTTCTTGTGCACGAGGAGTTAACACCCGCACGGCCTCTTCGGCTTCTTTGGTTTTACTGGCATCGACATTTTGAACTTGTTTGTTTAAATTACTATTTAATTCATTTAACTTTTTATTCAACGGCTCCGACTGCGCAATTTTCACCTGAGAGTCTAAATAGGGATTGTCGTTTATTGTCTTTAACTGAGACTTAACATCCGTTATTTCATCTCTTATAGGCTGAGTTTCCTTAACAGCTGGATCATTATCTGCAACAATTCTATTTACCTTGTCGATAGACTCCGACTTTTCTTCCGGAGTAATCCCTGACTCTTCTATCTTTTTTATTACTAAGGAAGGATCATCAACTATATCGCTTGTAATTACCTTTATATCGGCAGCGGCATCTAATGTTTTTGCTGTTAATATTAATTGTTGCTGATGGTCTTTGTTGTCTGTCTCGGAGGCTTGCTTCATCATCTCTGCTGCCTTCTCTCTCAACTCTTGAGGAGTTTGATTGATAGCATTTGCACTTTCAATAGCTTCCGGAGAAGAGCTAAATGTTTTATCAACGGCTTTTGTATAATTTGCTTCTGCGAGTTTTGGTAATTCGAAAGCAATACCCATTCCTGCTGCAGCAGCTACTTTTCTTGCATCAATCTTTTTGGTCGCTAAGTACTCCCTTAATGCCTCGTCAGATCCAAATATTCCTCCAGAGGCAACCATTCCAGCCAATGTTCCAGTCAATTTATCTGTTACCTTTCCAACGGCCTCCCCCGCCTTTCCTCCAACATACCCCATTGCATGAAGCTTCCAGCCTTCTTTGTATCCTTCTAGCGCAGCATCCGATGCCTGAGATAAACTACCTGTTTCAGAATATTTTTTACCAAAATCATTAAATGACAATGCTGTAGATACAGGATGTGAAATCGTAGCACCTCCAAATCCCTTTACTTTTATAGGAAGCAATGTCTCTGCAATTAATGGAGCCATACCAACAACACCTCCTACGATATCTCCTCCTACATTGTCCGGAAGATCCTTTAGATTCGTGTCTGCGTATTTATCATTTGCCTCCACTACCTTTTTAAAGTAATCCGACTTTGGAAGTCCCGTAACATCCGACAATAACCTGGAATATCCGTCAAGTGTTCTATAGAAATCAGAAGTTGCCTTCACAAACGTCTTCCCAATTCCTTCTACTAAATCAGTTTCTTTAGTGGTTATTTTATTTAGCTTCTGCTCAATATCACTAAGGCTTTTTTCTGTATTTGAATTAAGACTGTACCACGAATCAAGATTTTTCTTAACCGGCTCTATCGATTTTGATTTTTCTTCTATCTGTTTTTGAAGATCAATATAGTTGGGGTTTTGCTCAAAAGTAGGATCTGAATTTTTAATGAACTCCGATTCGGAAATATCCTTATTTAAGTCCCTGATTTTTACATTAAAATCATTAAGGGTATTCTTATAGCTCTTGCTTGAGTTTTGATATAACTGAGAAAGCTTTTGTTTTTCTTTATTTAAAATTCCTTCATTATAAATTCCTATCTTCTCAAGATCCTTTAACTCCTTTTCGGTTATTGGAGTTGGCTTATATCCCGGAGAAGTTTGAACGGCCCCGGATAATGTAGTAACTGATTTAGGAGAAGAAACCTCTGACGGCTCTCCAAATTTAAACTCAAACGGCTTATTTGAAATAGAAGGGGCTTCTAATCCTAATTCGTCTGGCTGATAGGCAGACTCCTTTGATTTTATTAATGGCGTATTCAAAAATGGAACTTCTTGTTCTTTTTTTTTTACCCCTTCATCTAATACATCAAATGGCTTAGAGGGATCGAACGAAGAGCTATCTTCTAATACATCAAATGGTTTGTTAGGGTCGAATGACATTACTTAATTTCTTTATATTCTGCTCCGTTCCACTTATATTTTTTGCCACCTTGAGAAACAATCTGTCCATGCGGAGCTTCCTTTATTTTAGAATCAGAAGGCTTTCCTTCCTTCTCTTCCCTCAAAGTTTTCACACCAAAAGCATTCTTAACCTCCTCTAAAGAAGTCAACGACTCTCCCTCTATAGTTGATTTTGCCGCACTAATTGGTATCTTCTCAATTGTCGATATTTGTTTGTCTCCTTTTTTTTCTGTAACCGAAACAGAAACAACTCCATTTTTATAATCAATGCTTATTGGAATACCATATACCTCTTCCGAGGTTTTATGAACAATATTTCCAGATTCGTCCTTCACAACCTTTCCTTCCTTGTCCCTCTTAGGAACTCCGGAATAAATAAATTTCATTGGCTTGTTTTCTCCGGCACCTCTCAAATCACTAACCCTTACAACCCCATTTCCTTCATTAACAAAGCTCCACTTATTATTAGAGAACCTATTTCCGTCAACAGCATATCTCGCCCTTGCGGCAATTTTGTCTTCTTTATCTTCTTCTACTCGCCCTTTTTCTAGTGAATGTGATTTTGTAATGTGGAATATAGCCTCATCGATAGCCTTTTGCTTAAATACTTCAGCCTTCTGATCTTCCGGAAGGTTTCTAGATGTGGGATCATTATCAAAATCAATCTGCACGTCCCTTAAAAACTTCTCTGCTTTTGGATTTGATCCGTCTGCCTTTAATCCCGAATTAACAAAATTACTTGCATTGTATTTAACAGATGCTGAATCCCACTGCTCGTCTCCAGAATAAGGATTCTTTACTTTACTTCTTGAACCTATATTGTATAAATCAGTTTCGTAATTAACAGCATCTGGCTTATATCCTAACTGCGGAATCTTTCCGTTCTTTAGAACGTAAGTATATTGTTGTTCAAATGGAAGAGCCAAGAATGCTTTATACTCCTGCTTCTGATCATCACTAATCTTATCTCCATTCTTATTAATAAGTTCGGCTTTTGCCATTTTATCCTTTTGAAGGTCCTCTGCAAATAAAGCTTTTTTCTTATACTCCTGAATCTTAGGGTACAGCTTATTCTTTAGATTCCCGGAAAATTTTGTTTCCGACAAATATTTAGCACCCTCTTCTCTCATATCGGCAACTTGCTTCGATAAGTAATCTGCTGCTTCAACATCTCCAGTTATAGCGAGTTTATCCAAGTCCTCTAAATCTTCTAGCCTAGACTTTTCTTGTAATGCCCTTTCTTTCTCCTGCATTGCAGCAAGTTTTTTTCGCTCTTGGGTTTGGGCATTAAGATAGTCGTACACATCATTCTTGGGCGCATCAAAAATATATGCATCTCCTTGGCCAGATTTTAGTGCTACTGGATTCATTTAGACTGAAGTGCTAGTATTCTATTCTTTAATTTCTCTATTTCATCATCATTTCCAGCTTGGCTAGAGGCTATGGATGCGGCACCAGAAGTTGCGCCTGATATATTTGCCTGAGAAGCTGTCTTTAAATTATTGATCGTATTAAGAGAGCTCTCATAAGGATCAGCTTGATTGTACTTAAACGCATTGTCTTCATAAGAAGCGTAGCTCATTAAAGCTTGATTGTATTTGTCTTGATTGGCTTGCTGGTATTCTGATGCCTTAGTTGACAAATCCTGCTCTCCGGCAACCTGATTCGCATTAATAGCAGATGTTGCAGCTAGCAATCCAGCAGAAGAATTTGCGCCCTCTTGCGCCATCCTATATGCATTAGAAGATGCGGCACCAAGTCTTTCTTCAGCAACAGCCTGTCCAGGAAATCTAGTTTGACTCGCTCTTGACCTAGCATTTTCTAATGCCATCTGAGCCGCAGAAGGAGGAGTATATACCGGCCTCTCTCCAAGATTTTTCTTTAGCCTATTCGCCTGTATTCCTTGCTTAATTCCTGTTCCTACTTTATAAGCCGTGTCGGCTAATGCTATGGCTGTCAATGGATCCATTACTTATAACTATTAAGATTGATTAAATATTTTTCATCCATCTTGTCCTCTTTTATCCAAGCATTACATATCTCCGATTCTCGCAAATATATCACTTTTTTTTCTATACCTAAGTGCCTCCAATTTTTCTCATACATCTTTTCAACATTGCAAACTTCCGGCCTGTTATTATACACCTTGCATTTACCGTCTTTTAACATTTCGCATTCCCCATTTTCTTTTACATCATAAGGGAATCCCATTTCTTTAAACTTATGAATCACCGTCCCAACCCTTCTACAGCATGCTCCGCATCCAGAGCAATTAAACTTTATCTCTTCCATACACTAAAATATAAAGACGTTGCCGCTACCGCAGAAAGTATATAAAGAACGACATTGTACCCATAATAATTCAATAAATAACAAGGAATAGCACCCCAAACCGAAAAGCACATTGGACAATTTAATATCGAATCAAAGAACCACAATATCTTCCACCTTTTTTTATCATGCCACAATGTTACATTGGATCTTAATGATATGAATAATTTCGACTTAACTATCAAAAGAGTAAGCCCTATTGTTCCAAGGAAAAATAAAATATTTTTTTCGATCATGTTCTGTTTGTTTTTTCTGATTGTATAAAGTACGCATTAGTCGCAAATAACACCGACAAATTAGTGGAGTCATTCTCCATTGTTACATCAAGAACGCTACTTATAAGATCATCTCCAAATATCAATGGATCGCTAACATTCGGAGTATTCTTATCCCTCAATAAATCCGCATAAAACACATTTTGTATTTTAGTAAAGTCTGACTTCGAAAGCTCGCTCAGCTGTCCCTCTAGTGTTCTTATAGCCGGCATCGACCAAATATCCGAAGCCTCAACGCTGACATTTATAAACAACTTCATTATACTTCCAGACAAATTGAATACCGGATTTATCTTTTGAGTGTATTGGACTCCATAGAAATTGTTGTAAACAGGATTAATATTATGCCTCCATAGCTGTCCATTTAAAAAAGAAACGACTTCATTGTTTCTTCCTCTGCCATAAAACTCTGGTATAAATGGCCAATAGCCTTCCCAAACATTCTCCGCAGAATTAAATGCTATTGTCTCTGGATTTGACTCGCTAAATGTTAATAAATATTGATTAAATCCTCTGTCATAAACTGCCGGTATTTTTATTTTATGACCAAGACCCTTTATGTCATTACACTTATTTCGGAAATAGTTTTTATTATCAATCTCTGAAATAGGTACAACTCCTTGCCCAGTCCTTTTCCACACAACACCCTTACTAACATCGATTCCGAATATATCATCGTTGTCGTCTACAACAATCGATTCTGGATGCTGGGTGCCTAGGCTTCCTTGATATTCATAGTCAGATGACACGACCTGGTTTGCTATCGCCACTAACTGAGGAGTTCCTCCTGCGTCCCTTAACGTATTTCTACCAACCTCTATGCTTATAATTTCACTGTTTTCGTGAATTGAAATAAGGTATGCTTTTATAAACAATATACTATTAATAAGCCCATAATCAACCGGTAAAACTTTTTCATTTAAAGGCTCGTAGGTGCTTAGTCCATTTATTTTTGTTCCAGATATATAGTTGTTTGAAAATCTAAAAGTAGACGGCCTATACAGTCTTCCGAAGGTATTGTCAACAACATTAACCCTTCCTATAGAAATTGACTCTGATTCATAAAAATCAGAGATAGACTGGTCTTCTATTAAAGTGGTTGAATTTGTAGATGAGGTTATAGGAATGGATCTGTTTCTATTCCACGCATCTCCATTTTTAAATACTCCGGATGACGGCCTTATCGCTTTTCCAGGATTAGGCCCCGTGGCGCCATGTAAAACGTTTATAACTATTTTTTTTGACGATACCTCTATTATCGTGTGAAGCCCATTAAATGTCTCATTATCAAATCCTGGGTCTTGAGATATCTGCACTGTGTCTCCAACATGAAAATCATGCTCTTTTGTTCCAACAAAACCACAATATCCATTAGTAGGCCCAGGGGTTGGATTCCAATAATTAGTATCAAATTCCCAATACTCCTGATTAATCTGCCCTCCGTGAACCTTTACCGAAGACTTGTTTAATAAAACTGGATAGCATTCATTGATTTCATAGAACACCTCAACATCCTTGGTTTTATTTGATCTGTAAATTTCGAACAGAACACCCGGCCCTATATTAGGAAGGGCGAGGATGTTTTCTATTATTAATATTAAAGGATTATCCGACTTCGTTCCTTTAATCTTAAAATCAAAATACTCGTCATAATAAGCCCCTGAACTATCCTTTATAAATGCTATCCTATCTCCATCTTCAAATGTGTACGACACCAAAGAATCCGCATTTTGTGTTTTGTATTCTGTAATATTTGTAATGTCAATTTCAATTAATTTAGCATCGTCCCTTATAACAGGATTTCCATAACTATCTGTATAGGCAATTGATTTCGCACCCCATTGTAAATATTTTTCTTGATTCCCATTCAATGTCCTGCACCACATCCAGTGAGTAGCCCAGTCCGGAGGAAGACTAAATGTACTCCAAGAAACAGAGGCCATTCCTTTTTTATACCCATCTCCTTCCTGAGTATAAAATGGGATATATAAATTAAGTGCGTCAATTGTATTAACAGAAGTACTTCTATTCGCCTGATCCAAATAAATTTTACCATACCTGTATTTTCCACCTCTCTTAAGAGTATCAAATGATCCCTGGCTGGTTATAACGAGAGTTGAAGTTCTTACAAGAAGCTCGTTATCCGGATTGGCTGTATTATATTGAGAGCCAGAGTATGGAGAATTAAAATTAGCTTGAGCAGATCCAGGAGATCCAATAGCTATATCATAATAATCCCTGTTCGGAGAAAATGATCCAACACATGCGTCCTGTAAATTATAAATTAAATAGTCTTTTCTTCCTGCTCCATCAGCATAAATATACATGGAGAAATCTCCATTAGAATCTGTTGAAGCAACCTTCCCTCTGGTAGAAATAACAGACACATTTTTAACTCCAAGTCCGCCAGACTCAACAGTCCCATTTATCTTGGTTCTAGAATACAGCTTTATGGAACTATTTACATTTCTAAATATTCCAATTTTTGTCCCGGTAAATCCAATCGCCTTTGGCCATGTCCATGCAGATCCATTTATATCAAGAGATCCGAATCCTGTAGAATTAAACGCCCCAATTCTAATGTAATTTATTTTAAGCTCTTGTCCTGGCTGCAACAGAATATAATCCTTTCTCATACAATAAAAGAAATACCCGTTGTGATCTGTTTTTATAGACCCAAAAGCCATGCTAGATATTCCGTAAAAATTAATTAATGAATTATACGGATTCTGTATTATCGGAACATTTATATCGGCCAATTCTATTCTAGTGTCATTTAATACGTCAGTTCCCGTATTTGACGTATCGCTATCACACATATATCCGCAAAGCCCAAGTGTTCTGGGCTGAATAAGAATATTGCCAGGCTGAATAAGATTATTGTTTGTTAAATCAGCGATTGCCGTATCTCCTATATCAGAATCTTTGCTATAAGTCGTAGAGCCTATTTTTATTTTTCCATCATCCATGACTTCTAACTCACACTCAAATCCATTAACGCCACCAACTGCGAGTACGTTTGTGCTAGTCTTCTGCCAATCAAGGTTTCCGGAATCTAATTGCGCCTGTGTAACCAAATGGCTGGCAACCCTAAGTATGTACTTCCCCGGAGGAACTCCTTGTATGGAGTAATTAGAAAAAGGGGAATTATCGCTGATAGCTTTTGATGCAAGCCTTCTTTTCGCCTTTTCAGAGCTCCCACCCCCTGTTGGAAATGGATAGTACGAAAAAGTATCTACTCCATTACCCTGAACCGAAGTAGCCCTAAAATTTGTACCTGCCAAATAAACCGTAAACCCCCTAAGAGTCTCACCAGTTGAAGGGTCTTTAAGTCCAAATGTTTGCTTATAGTCGTCGTAATTAGACCATACCGCATCGTTAAATGCGTTCAATGGGCCAACACCCCCCCAGCCAAAAGTTGTTCCACTATCGTATGAAATAACTATTTGGCAGTTCGCAAAACTGCTGCTATTTGCAAACAAGTTTTTTATATACAGCCTTCCATTGATAGTGTACGCTTTATTAGAAACACTGCTGGAATAAGATACTGACAATTTAGAATCCACACAAACCGGATCGTATCCTTCTGTGATTCCAGCATCAAAGGATCGATTATCTCCTATTGCCTGAGACTTAGCCAAAAGCGGAACCGAATCATAGTTTTTATTAGAAAGCGAATCCGCTATTTCTGTATAAAATCCGTCGTTATAAAAATTATAACTATTTTCATTTGCCAAAAACTCTTCTTTGGTTAATGAGGTTACGTATTTAAACTTGCCCAAATTTCCTTCCCTTACCATAATAATAACCTCTCTTATTATAGAAAGAGATCCTGCATCCTGAAATCTGTCGGTATTAAATCCTACGCTTATATAATTAAATGTTGTTTGGGTTTCCGTATCTCCACAAAAAACAGGAATAGAGGCTATTGCACTAATTGGACTCAGCGCACTTTTTTCGTAATCATCATAAATCAATTGAACCCTAAATTGAAATACCTTATTCTGAATAAGATTTATCTTTCTGCTTAAATCTTGCTGACAAACAACTGTAGGCTCACAATCAAGAGGATATTTTACTTTCTCTATAAACTCTTCTTTAAATGGAGTTGGATAATAATTATCAGCAATAGCATTCAAATCAATTTCTTCTGATTCCTCGCTTACCGAAACCGATATTTCATACATGGTCTCTTCGTTTTCAGCCAATGCTTCTATCGTTGCACTTTGACCGCACGAGGAAGCAAAAGAAAACGAAGATAAAACAGCATTGTTATTCCATAGCTCTACAAATTTCTGAGCCACGTCTGCCAATGTTTGAGCTGGCTGGCCGCTCTTTCCCCTTCCTGGAGTTATTGGGAATGGCAATGTTTCAGTAGAAAAAAGCAAAGATCCTGGAGGCCTATAAGAAACAGCATATCCAATAGAATAGTCTCTTCCATTTACAATTTGCCTGTTTGAAAAATATACTTCAGTTTTTAACTTTTTTCCAATGCGATTTGCCTTTCCTATATTTATTTTTCTTGGCGAGTTATAATTATCAGTCCAGTACAAAAGATCGTCGATTAACGATGCGCTTGTTATAAGAAAGTCCTTGTTGAAATTCAAAACAGAATTCACAAGAACAGGGTTGATTATTCCTGTATCTGGGAAGTATCTGTATATTCCATGACCTCCTAAAGAATTGTAGTTGAAGAAAATTATACTGTTTCCTCTCTTATCTTCTAAGGCCCCTATATTTATATTGTCTCCGGAAGGAAGTGTATTGGCAATTAAAATAGATCCTTTTGCATTCTCAACAGCTCCTTTGTTGCCCTTTTCTGTTGTACCTATTCTACAACAAAGAGCATACCGATAGCTACCCGGCTGCATGGCCCTAAAATCAGAATCCTGATCAAGCTTTGTAAATATCTTTTTATCTTGAATAGACATATCACCTTTTTGGAGCTTGATGTACATTTACGGCCTGAGAATCTAAGTACTCCTTAACAGTAAACATGGTATCAAAATGTTTCATTTTTCTAAACTGAACAATGTATTTTCTTTCTGCCTCTGACTTATCGTACTGATTCGCCTTTCTATCAAACTCTAATCTTTTCCAGTGAACAAATGCTATAAGAGGCTCAACCGCCTGAACAGGTACAGACGCTGTTCCGTCCGGACTAGATCCATCAGATATATACTCAAGGACAATTGTTTCAGACGGAACCTCAGAAGAAAACTGTATTCTATTATGAGCGTAGTCTTCTTTGTAATAACCTTTACTATTAAATCCTCCACCAACTCCATATAATCCGCCAACATATTGTCCATTTCTAAACTGATCTAAAAACGGCCACGCAATAATTCCTAACTCTACCGCATCTGTATTCTGAAGATTGTCAATTGCTACTGGAAGAGGATCTCCGCATTCACTGAAAGAATTTCCAACACAAAGCGAGTTGTCCAATCCAAGAGTTAAAATACGGCCATTTATACACAACCCTATTTTAGTATATTTCACAAAATCAGGAGGAAGGTTTATTGCCTTATTCGGAAGCATTTCACAAAAGGCAACCTTAACGCTAGTTGTTGCAAAAAGCCTAAGCTCACGATGTCCACGAATAGCATATTGAAGGTATGTTTGATAATGCCTCATATTGACGCTTCCGTCAATTTGTATCATGGCATTCTTAACAATGTAATCTAAACTAACTAGCTTCATTTGTCTGAATTATCTGCAACCTTATCTTGCGGAACCTGCTTTTGTATTCCCATTCTTTTCATTACCTCATCCTCAAATGTCGTTTCCAATCCAGCCGGAATTGGAATATAAGCATCCTCAGGCAAAGAGTAAATAGATGAAATCATTTTTATCATAACCGTCTTTCCTTCATAATAATCCGGCAATGACTTATAAATAACATTAACGCCCTCTAGCCAATACCCAACTTTTCCATAAATACTTTCTGCTTCCAGCCCATAAAACAATCCTTCATCCCCTGCATTCATTGGTATGAACACATTCTTTTCGTCTTTGCTTCCAGAGATTTGTCTTATTCCACGGCCACCATCCAAAGAAACTAGCTGCGCCGGTAATACAGAATAAAGCCTTTCTCTATTAGTGTTTTTAGAAACAGTAACAGAATCATAGGTAGTAATAAACTCTCCCATTGCATCTTCTCCATATTCGTTCAAATAATTCTGAACAACCAGCCCGTATGCAGATTCCATTTCTAAATAAACATCCTGCCTTTTAACTTTGTTATTGGCCGAGTAATCTCCGCCACTTAATTTACGAAGAACCTTTTCAGCTAATATTTCTTTTGTAATCATATTCCTTGCTGGCTTTTAAGTTCTGCATATTGAGAAACCTCTTGATCCTTTATGCTTATTCCTATATAGGAGACCGCTAAAGAAATAATACTATTAATGTCGTTATCCCTCCACTCTAAATTTACGCTGTTCGCCGAATCATAAACAGGCCTTCCACTAGCTATTGTATAGGCCCACTTAGCTTCTCTTGGCTGTCTCAAATAAGAGAACTTAACCGACCCTAAATTTACCGGATATAATTGAATGTAAGTATTCTCTTCAATTGCAATGGGGTCTAGCTTTGTTGGAGGAACTATTTTACTGCTCCTTCTGTACCATTCAAATTCTTTATTAACTATTTCTATTGGTCTAGGCAACGATATAACCGATCCATTTGAATTTACTCCTGTAACAAATCCAAGCGATATTAAATGAACGTAATCTGAAGGATACGACAACTGCCCAGTAGAAGGAACTATAATGTCCGTATTTTTAATAAATATCCCAAGCTCATCAGTAATTGCCTGTGTAGTCTGGAATGCAATTCTAGGAACAGGATTCCCTATTTGGTATTCCTGAGGGTTTCCATAAGACCGCATGAACTTAGTAATTTGAGCCCTATTTATAATAAGATTAAATTGATTTGGGTCCAAGTTTCCACCTGTCGTATTTTGTCTTACGATAATATTTATTATATCTTTTATGTCATTTATGGACGCCATTATGCTGTTATATTTCAACCGTTACAGTCCATCCATAAGTAGCTGTCAAATAAGCTGCTACCACTTGATAAATTGTATATGGCAATCCTGCTGCTGCTGCTTGCTCTGGAGTTAATGTTATAGAACAAGCTGTTATTTTAGTATACGTATTTGCTATAACTGGCGATATCTTATCTGCCCCAGCTGTTCTAAGCGCTAAGCTAACATAAGTAGTAATTTCGCAAGGACCTGATAGTCCTCCTGATGGTGTTTGAGATAATGTGGGCTCTAACATAGCTATTGCATTAGTTACTGTTTGCCCCGTACTTAATGGAATTTGTGATGTGATTTTTAAGTTCATTTTATTTTGGTTTTATTGATTATTAAGCTGCCCCTAATGTTGTTACTGTTCCAGAGCTACCGCGCCACTTTAACGCACCAGCTTCTGCATATAAGATACCGCCGTTTGATGGATTGGTAGTTGGAACTGTTGTTGCATTTCCAATGCCGATAACTTTCACTCCATCGGCCCAACTCACTGAGTTTATACCAACATTCAAATCGTCTTGAATTATTAATGTGTTGCTTGTGCCACTGGAATTATGGAATACGGCAGTTATAGTTGAAGCTGTTAATGTTTGCCCTTGAACGGTTAATTTTGTACCAACTGGTGATGCTATGCCCATTCCTATTTCTCCAGTTTTCTTAATTGCCATACAATGCTCAGCTCCGCTTCCTTGAACATAAAAAACATTGGCAATAGCTGCGTTACCTGCAATGCTGAATAATACACTTGAAAATGGAGCTATATTATATCCCAAACAGCTGGTGCTGTCGATCCTTATACACGTTATATTGTTATTTGATAATAAGAATTCGCCAGCTGTACTTTGAGACATTCTAGTGCCCAAAGTTTCATCTGATGCAGAGAATGTTGTATTTCTCATTCCTAAGAAAAACTCACCAGTTGTAACTATACTAACCTTATTGTCAGGACTTGATGTTCCAATGCCTATATGACCATCGTTTCTCACCATTAAAGAGTTTGATGAACCTGTCGAGTTATGTACCTTTAATCCAAAAAATGCTGAAGATGTTCCCTCACCTAATATTTCTACCGTTGATGTTGGCGCAGCTATTCCAAAACCGTTTCTAGTTGCTAAAGAAATCAATCCATAATTTGCTGTTGAGTCTGATTGCGCAGCGATATATATGGCATAAGAATTAGTTGTTCCTGAATGTCCTATATTTTGATAATACGAACCATACATGGTAGTTGGCTTTGAGCCTGTCCACACTGGCGTATAAAATAATTGATGCGAATAAGTTGCTATTGTTCCTGTTTGAGAAGCCGTGCTTTGTGCTGAAAGAATCAATCCATTTACTGTGTTTGATGGGAAATTTACTGCACTATTGAGAACTAACTCAGAAGAAATACCAGCTGTTAGACCTCCTAAACTTGCCCCGCCTGATTGCGTAACTCTGCTCGATATACCTATTATACTAGTTGCTAAAGAAGTTGAAGTGTGTGTTAGGTCTGAATAAACACCTATTGGACTGACAGCTGCTGTCGTTTCATTAACGTGCAACATATATTGGTCGCTGATAGAAGAGTTTGCACCAACTCCCATGTGTTTTAAATTCAGCAATCCCGTAGTCGGTGTCCAAGTAAAATTAGCTCCCATAGTTACAACACCAGCTACATCCTGTATGGACGAATCTCCAAGCAACACTCCGCTTGGGGTGAACTTAGGAATATAATTTAAAGTCCCTGAACCTCCCACTTTGCTATTGAAAGCACTCCAGTCCGTATTTGATAGCTTTCCTGTATTCGATGAACTTGCGACAGGAAGATTAAATGTATGAGTTCCAGTGGCTGATACAATCGCAAAGTCCGTTCCTGAGGTTCCTGTTGCAAATAATTGAGATGGATAAGAAGAGGCTGCTAGACCATTTAATGATGTTATTCCCCCGCTGCTTCCTAAAAAATCTATCCAATTAGCATTGTCTGAAAGAGTATTATTAGTTCCTCCCAAGGCAACATTAGCCAAAATGAACGTTACATTATTAGCAGGTGTTCCATCGGCATTACAAGTAACTAGCATTCCAAAGGTTCTCTGCTCAACCGGAATGTTATTTCTAGCCGCAACATCAATAACCTCCCTCTTTCCGCCAAGACCTATAGCAGCGTCATGGGTAGGATAAGTGTCTAAGGGCGATGTTTGAGATATGGTTCCTGTTACTACTACTCCCATTTTAATTATATTTGATACCAACCAACAGCTGATCCTGCGCTAAACCACACGTACTCAATTGTTTGTCCATTAGTGATAGTTACAGTAGCACCAGTCCTATTATAAAATCTATTTGCCGCAGAAGATCCAGCATCTTGGTGAGTAAAACTTACCGTTGATAGTGCATAATTAAATAAGATAACTCGCTGTCCATCAAAAGATGGAATCATTCCGGTAATTGTCAGCGGAGTTGGATTTCCAAGAGGCTTAAGGCTAGTATTTCCTACCGCAAAATTATTGAACGTCCCTGCCGTAAAAAATAAGTTTCCTGGAGTCGTTGCAAAAGCCCCGCCTACCGCAAAAGAAGAAGTAGCTCCAGCCGTACTATCATTTAACGCCCACAAACTTAAAGCACCGGCAAGATTTGCCGCCTTGAATGAATAAGCGGTATTATCGCTCGTAGATCCAAAGATGTGTAATCTGGCCGTTGGCAAAACAGTTGCTATTCCAATGTTTGTTCCGTTGTCAAATGCAAGAGAATTACCTACAGTTGTTCCATTAGGAGTAAATTTTGGAATATAATTTAACGTTCCTCCTCCTCCTATCCCTGCGCTTCCGGCTAAAAAATCAATCCAGTTAGCGTTGTCCGAAAGGGTGTTGTTTACACCTCCAAGTGCTACGTTTTGAAGTTGATACGTTTTGTTATTTCCAGGAGATCCGTCGGCATTTACAGTTACCAACATTCCAAAGGTTCTTCTTTCAACAGGAATAGCGTTTCTTATAGCTATAGTCGCTGCTTCTCTGGCTCCGCCAAGACCTATAAAAGAATCGTGCGTTGCGTATACATCAAGTGGAGATGTGGTGGCTAATGTTCCGGTTACTACTACACTCATACTATATTTTATATATCAACATTAACTAACTATAATAGTTATGCTTCCTCCCAACGTAAACTGACTTCTGTACAATCTATAATTTGTTGTTACGCCAAGTGCATTTGTTACACTAATTAGCGCATACGACCATCCATTTTGGATATTTGAATATGCTGCATTATCAGAAACAGTGGCCATTGAAATAGGCAACAAAGTACTTGCATCTTTAAATCCGGTTGATGCAACAGGACTTCCAAGACTGTCAGGCCAAGCAAAATATTTATACCCCCCTGCTGCCATTAAATATGTTCCCGCTGGAGCTGCAGACAACTGAGCATCTACAAGGGCTTCTATTTGAGCTTCCGTCAAGACAACGTTAGCAGAAGTGCCTATGTACTTTTTAAACAACCAAGTTACCGTAAAAAGAGAATTAAATATTCCGCTCTGTGTATTGGTTGCCTGAATTTTCCATTGATAACTTCCTGCTCCAGCAATTGTTATCGCAGATGCGAAAGTTATTGCTTCAGTAAAATCATTCGCAATTGGTCCAGCCAAAGGAGACCCTGCAGTTAAATCACTTATATAAACAGAATTAACCGCCACGTTTGCAGCATTCGAAGTATTCCAATTAAAGGTCTTTATGCCTGCTGCAACAGAAGCACCCGCCTCTATTGTTGTCGCCTGTCCACTTATAGAAAAGGCCGTAAATGCAGGATTTTGATATGGATAAAGAAGTCCATCAAACATTTCCTGAAGAGACTGTGCAACAGGGAAGCTGGTTCCTGCCGGATATCCACCAACCGCCGAAGGCATTGATGCTGGATTTATGTAACTACTTCCACCCGCCGTGTTTGGAATCCAAGATCTCACCCCAGCAGCACTTGAACTCCATATATACCCATCAGCAGCAGGAAGTCCTGCGTCTGGCTCAAATGTAGTATCTACGTATGCTTTATTTGTTACATCAACACCGGATGCATCATAAACTAATTTATAGTACCAAGTGGTGTTTGAAAGCTTGTATTTAGCATAAAGAATAATTCTTCCTTCTAGAGCCTGAATGTCAGTTAAGGTGATTCCGAATATTGTTACAGAATTTGCTCCAACTGTAAGAAGGGCCCTAAAATCAACAATCATTTCATCCCCATCTAAATATGGAGTAGCTGGGGCTCCTTGAATTTGTATAACCCAGGATGCCGCCAAGGTTGCAGTTCCATTAAATACCTGATAGCCTTTATCAACTCCTGGCTCTAAATTAATGGTCCCGCCTCCAGATGCTAAAGCAGTAAGCTCAACCCCTTGAACAGGAATTGCAAGACCCGCATTTCTCAAAGCAGACACGCTTATTGCAAGACTTGGGGTTCTGCTAATCTCAAACCATCCAGATCCTGAAATATATTGCAAAGAAATTGAAAATGCCTGATTGCCAGTTAAGAAATTTACTCCGCTTGTTAGGGTTATATTCCCCATTCCACTTCGGAATGTAACTATCCTAGCTGCGTTAACACCTCTGAAAATTACAATGTCTCCGGTGTTAAAATCCGTTGTCGAAATTGAGTCTAGATTATCAGAGGCTGCCAATCCTTCTGTATCAACATTAACAACCATCACACTCGCATCTCTTAGCGGAGTAAGAGCTCCAGTTGCTATTGTATAGTTATTTACCGGCAGAGATGACTCTAGGCCACGCAATATAACATTCCTTGAAATCTCTGTTGCTCCAGTTAAGTCCCCTTGAACTGCACCTCCAGCAGAATTAATAAAATATCTTCTTCCATAAGAGGTGCTAAAAATTCCAGTATTTGGAGGAAGAGGCCCAGACGTTAAAGCGTCTGTAAGAAGTTTTTTTACGTTAAGTGTATTGTTTTTTAGTGAAGATATAACACTTACACCATCGTAATCAACGATGTAAAGAAATCCACTGTTATTGCCTAAGTCAGAAAGTGCAGCCATTATTGTTTAATTTCAATGTTTACCATTATTTTATAGTTGTACACCATTGCATAATTTGATATTGGATTTCCGGAAACCTTTTCAACAAACTGAAACTTAAAAGTACCTGAACCAATATCAAGTATCCTAATATCCACCGGCTGGGCCGATGAAAATTGGTTTGCCTGAGTTGTTATGGAACCCGATAGGGTTTGTGTCTCTAATTGAGTGAAACTTAAAATAGGCTTATAGGTAGAATTTGGAGATGTTTGAAATCCAGAAACAACAAACAAATTTTCTTCAAACTTCCATAATCCTACGCCAACACTTCCGGAACTTGCAACAGTCATAGGAGCCATATTCGGACCCTCGCTTACAATGTTTGAAGTTGTTAGCGCAACTGTTGGGGCAGCAAAATTACTATACTCAATTAAGCATTTTGCTTGCTGTGTATCAAGAGGGTTAAACGGAAGGGTATTAGTTACTGTATATGTATCTACTCCACCAGGAGTTGTTTTTACTACCGTTATTCCAACTCCTCCAACAACATTAACCGGGGCTAATGAGTTTATAATACTCATTACACTTGACGAAATAGAAACTTCGTATGTTACAGTATTACCATTAACAGTTGTATTAATAGAAATTCCTGTTCCAGCAGAAACAACCACATTAGTTCCGCTGCCACTTGTACACAAAGGAACGACTTGCTGAGGAAGATCGCTATCATCGCAAGAGCATGCATCTCCGCAATTTCCTATAGTTTTAATTTCTGTTAACGCAATGGATGCCTCCGTAGTTTGACCACAAGACTGAGCCATTTGAAACAGCTCGACAAGTTGAAATATTCTGTTAAGAGAAGCGAGGTCCAGTGCCGCTTGCTGAGGATTATCAACTCTATTATTTTTATATCTGTTATTTAGCGCAATAACACAGCATGATATTTGGCAAAGACTTAAATCACAATCAACAATAGTCTCTTTAGATCCAGTCAATATTGCATCAATAGTGCTTCCATCAGGAAGCGTATAGGTTATATTAACCTCAAGAGTAGTTGTCCATGTTTGAGTATAAATAGGACTAACCAAAACCTCAACATTACTAGACGTTATTGGGGCAAAATTTAATGCAACCGGATAATATACCTTATGAACTCTGCTATTTATAGTAGCATTTCCATAGTTGGTAGAATCAATACTTTTTAGAGTTCCACAAAAACAATCAACCTCCGACTCTATTTGTAACTCAGGAAGGTCGTCTGAATATGTTGCCGACACCTGAGTTTCATTGTACACCGCTTGATTTGCATACTGCATACTTGCTCCGCCTATTCCTGAATTAGGAATGGCCTCAACAACAGTTACCACGGTACTAACTCCATACACTGCAGATACTACCGTGTATGATCCATTATTTCCAGTGGACGACCTTACGATTGTAATTGTGCTTCCGTTAGGAATCAGAGATGCGACATCTCCTGCAATAGTAAATGTCTTTGAACCTTGGTTTATAGCAGTTATTGGATTGTCAACAACAACGCTATAATCAACTAAATAAGTTCCTTCTATTGGATCGCTATTTATATCGGTTGGCATGGCCAATCCAGAAAAGTACAAAGAAGTACTTCCTAATATATCAGGCGTTCCAAAGCTTGTATTATTGTGAATAATATTCCCTAGAGGATCAGTTACCTTATAGACCCCCCTAATGTCATTAGCAGAGATAGACAAAGAAGTATAATCTGTGTCATCTTGAAATTGAAACGATGCCGGAGTTGTTGTTCTATTAAACTTTACTAGCGTGGAGAGGTCTGCAGGAAGTGCCATTATATAATATTTTTATCCTCATCAGGGAATTCCTGACAAAGATAAAAAATATTAAATACAAAATTATTTTTTTTTAGTCCTGAACTAGTTGAGCTTCTTTGATCTTTTTTCTCAACTCAGCTTCACTTAATTTTGCTATTCCAAGCATCTCAACTCCAAGCTCTTTTGCTTGCTCAATAAGCTCCCTAATCGTATCTTCCTTAGCCTTTGGAGTTGAAGCCGAATGGCCTATTCTTTTTGTCAATAACTGCAATTCATTTAAAACTCCTGAGTTATCTGTTCTCATTAACCACTCCATAAAGAAGTCTAGCGGAACTCTTCCGGAAGGAATGTTAACAATCGTGGACCCTGCTGAAATTCCAGCCTTATTTCCCCAAACCCATTTTTCTGACTCAGACCCAACCTTGATATAATCCGCCTTTTCTGCATCGTATATCATGGACTTCATGTCTGTTTCTGCACTAGAGAATTTTTTAATAAACGCTGATGGATCTTTTTTGGCTTCTGTAATTAGCGCATCTGTAACTTCGTCATCAGAAATGTTATCAACATTATTTCCTAAGCTCAATGACTTCAGGAAGTTTCTTTGCTCATAAATTGCTTTTTGCTTATCTCCAATAAGCAGAGACATTGCACGATACTCAAGAAGCTGAGACGACTGCCTGTCAGATGCATTTAACGCTGCATCAACCAATCTAAATCTAGAATCATTATTCCCTTCTTTTTCTAAGAACGGGTGTTTTTTTAACCAATAAAGCAAATCAGGATCTGTAACCTGGACCAACAAAATTCCTCCAACAAAAGAAACTTTATGTGGCATATATCTTCTCACCTCTTTCCCGGAGGCATCCATAAACGGAGTGTCTGTTTTTACATATCTAATTTCTACGTTTTCGTTTTTTGATTTATCATACACCACATAAGAACTTGGTATACTGTAATATCCGGCCTTTGTTTTGTAAACCTTTCCAGTGTCCGTGTCAACCCGATCTCTACTATATAGGCTATTTAGTTCAAATAGCGCAGCTTTTTTCATCACTGGAATCTTTTCAGCATCCAGCTTAACCCCATTAATTAGAATCATTTCTCTTTCGTTTTTTTGTTATTAAAAAATTAGCACCACGTCTTAGGTGGTGCTAATTGGAATTATGCTTGTTCGATTAAGAAGAATCGATTTGAAGCAATGAATTCTGTTCCAAATTCACTTCTCATGTTCAATTCATCTTTATCCACTTGATTGGTAGACGCTTTCGCACCACCAGTCAACCAAACTTTCATCTTTCTGTTATAACCGCCAAGGGCTTTATAACGTTGTCCAAAAGAAGGGATGATGTTTCCTGTTACGGAATCTTTCTTCGCATCCATTGGCATAACTACGCCCATTCCTGGAATTTTATATCCTGGAGCTCCGTAGGTTTGAGGATGATTAAATCCTGCCATTCTTTTGATGTGCCATGTTCTTTCGGTTTTTGTGAAAGATTTAAAGCCGATAGTAAGATCTTCTGCCTTACGAGCTTCTTTAAACATAGCGTACACAATCGCACCTTGAGTAAAGCTGTTTACAAAAAGGTTATCCCATTCTGTATGCAAACCAAACCCAAGCATTGCCAATAATTCTGCAGGAGCAAAATTTTGATCCAAGATATTATTCATAATATCAAAATCAGGCAACGCATAAAAACCAGAAGTGTAAGTATCTACGTTACCACCACCTCTAACCCAAGGAACTAAACCGGTAGTAGTTCTGTTTCCAGATGCTACCAAAGTAGTATTTGTAGTTGGTCGGTCGAATAACATAGCTCCATTCATTCTCAAAGACATACGGTAATCTGTATCTAATTGTCCTTTTAAATAAATAGCAGGGATTGATTGTCCATCAGAAGTTTTATCAAACCACAATTGGTTTGTTGCTTCCGAACCGGTATACTCGTTAGTTTCTTTTACGATCTTCGTATTGAAGCTGTACTTAATCTGACGAGCAACTTTTCCTGAAGGCTGTCCTGTTCCTTCTGCGAAATCATTAGAGTAGATGATAACAGTATCACCTGCAACCAACGCCCCGATGTTATCGGTAGATTGATGAGGTTGAACGGTTATGATCGGAGCTGATGGAGTTGTAATATTTACGTTTGTAACAGTTCCTGTTACTTGATTTGTAAACATTACGTTGTCTCCAAGTTGGATGTAAAACCTGTTGTTAGAATCCAAATCTTCTGTACCTAAGGTAAACAAAACAGGATTTCCTGCACCAGGAGATGCTACGTTTGCTCTAACGTGAACTGGAACATGAATCCAGTCTTCTTCAAAGTGGCTGTATTGTGTTTGAGCTACTGGCTCAATATAGCCTAGAGTGTCCATGATTTGATAAAATCCTAGACCTTGATCTCCATATTTTCTGAATAAAGTGTTTCTATATTCAGGTTTGTGTATGTCAAATGTACTTATGTAAGCATCTGAATACACTGCGGTTACTGCACTTGGTGTTGCCATTTTTTAATTTATTTTATCACCTCTTGCGAATACCCTCTGCTTCCATTATTGCCTTAACAGCGTCATCTTCCGTTCTAACTGTTTTAGTAGCCGATGGAACATGCTCTGCTTTAGCTCCTGTTGGATTGTGTATCTGAAGAATTTTTTCTTCCTCTTTTTTAGACGACACTTTCTGAGCGATTGCCTTAGAGATGTGGTTAATATTTCTGTTAATAAACTTCTCTTGCATGATCGCTTTAAATGCTTTTATTCCATCTTCATTAAATTTCACCGGAGCTCTGGACATTATGTCTTCCATCTCCCTTGCTATTTCTTCTTTCTGTTCTTTTGTAGGCGTATATTCAAAAGTTGTACCTTTTTCATCTAGCGAAACCGATATTTTGTTTAGATCTGAAACAAAACTAGGAACCGCCTTTTTCCAAGACTCAACTCTCTGTGACTCTATTGCTTGTGCTTCCGCTTTTTTGTTTTCCGAAGTAGGCACATAAGTCATGTTCTTTAACTCATTTAGCTTACTACGAAATTGATTTGCCTCTCTTTGCATTCTTAATGACCCGGCCTTCACAGAGTCTTCGGAATGAATATCCTTATTCTGCTTATACTCTTCTTTTATAAGCAATGAGATATCTTCTTCTGTCCAGTCAGGATTCTCCAACTTTAATTTAATCGCCACAACATCTGAGCTTTCCATTGCCGAAATTTCTTCAGCGGTTAAGCTCTGTATAGGAGAGAAAAGCTCCGTAGGGTGTCCTTCTTTTTCCCAAGCAGAAAGTTTAGCCGCATACTGATATGTATCAGATTGCAACAATTCTTGCGCCTCTTGGTGCTCCTGAATAATCTTACTAAGATCATCCTTGCTTTTAATAGACCCGCCAGACATTTCGCCTAGTATTTTTTCGTAGTCTACCTCTACAGGAGTTTCTTGCTTAGGTTCTTCAGAAGGTGCTATTACTTCAACTTCTTTTTCTTTAATAACAGGATCCTTTTCGTCTGCCACTTTCGTAGTTTCTGCCGCAGGTTCTGCTGCTGAATTAGCTATTGGATCTGGTGCCGTTTCGACATCCGATGGAGGAGACGTTGAGTACCCTTGCTCTTTGATTAAAGCAGCGATATCATCCGAAGCATCCCTTGTTATATCATCTCTTTTTTCCATTTACTTTCTTTCTTGCATATTCATTTGCAAATATACAAGATGTTTTTATTTATCAAACTTTTTCTTCTATTTTTTCTTTAACCATACCCATTTCAGCAACCTGAATTTTAGACTGAGATTCTATCTCTTTCTTCTGTATGTCAGACTGATCCTTTGATTGAGAGGCTCCTGCTTTTATTTGCGTGGTAGCAATTTGTGCTTGCCCTTGCTTTGTATATTTATGTTCATTAACCCTTATTTCTGCGTCGGCAGCCCTATCAATTTCCTCTAATTTAAACGCATGTTCTTTATCCATCTTTTCATTGTCAACTTGGGCCTTAGAGGATATCGATCTTTCTTGTATCTGGGCATTCACCTCTGAATTCTGTTGGTTAATTTCCATCTTCGCCTTAACACGTTTTTCTATTCTAAATGCAAGAACCTTTTCCGCATACCTCAAATTTCCGCCATCTAAAATTCTCATTATAAATAAATAATCCGGATATGTTATTTGTCCGAATCCAGATTCATCTCTTGTATTGAGTGCTGTTAATGCAGCTGATTCAATTTTTGCTTTTTGATCCTGAGAAGGCTTGGCCTGAACTTTTATTCCCAACTCCATTAAGCTTAAGTCTTGGGTGATTTCAATTATTTTTCTAGGAGCCTCTCCAATAGCGTACTCGTATCCTTTTAATTTATTATACTTAGACATCATCTGAAGCCTAAGCGCAGACGACTTTGCAGTCCTTGTAAATATGTTTTTATATGCACTAATCAGTGGCTCCAAAGAGTTGGCCGACGCATTTAATGCTATTTGACTTCCTGTAACAGACTGTCCTTTCTGAGGAGAAGATGCGTCAAAAACTTCATTAAATCCAGTGACACTTCTTATCATTTCTATATTGAAGTTAATGTCCCCAACAAGCTCTTGCCATATTTGCCCCATTCCTCCAATGGCATTTTCCACGGGCCTGTGCCTAGTAGGATCTCCATTAACTCCGGTTCCTTTATAAATAAGATTTCCTGTCGCATCATATACTGCTAGAGCTTGTAGTGGAGTAAATTCACTTCCGCCTATGCTCATGTTTTCTAATGCATCCAGCTCTATAATAAGTCCATTTGGCCTAGCTTTCGCTTTTGCGTTCTGAAGCTTCATCCAAGACAACATAAATCCATCAATAAACGGAATCGTCTGCTCGATGTAAGACTTATTTGTAAGCCTGTAGATATGGTATGGTAAATTCGTTTCTTTTAGATTAGACTTTTCTCTTGGCATATCCTTAAGCTTTCCGTAGTCGTATGCGCAATCGGTACCAATGATCCACTTACACCCATAAGACATAACACAAGCCGCAGATGAAGACGACCGGCTCTTTCTGTTTCTTTCCTTGTAATAAACATCTTTGCTTATCTTCTTTTCTTTTCCGGAATCATCTTTTTTAATATACTCCACTCCACTATCTGAATCTCTGGTAAAGTATTCGTACTTCTTTGCTTTGTACCCATATTCCTTGGGGTACGTCATAGTGTCTCCTGCAACATTTTCTTTTTGTTCATAAAAAGATTCATCTACAGTAAGCCAAGTTAAATCCATGACTTTTATTTTGTTCTCCCCATACTGATTTAAAAATCCGTACTGTCCATACATCCTGAATTCATCAGAATCAGTGTCAATAAAATCACTAAAATAAGCGATTGGATTGTTGTATTTTCCTGAACTATACCCAACAACATCCTTATAATCCTTTATAGACAATTGATCTCCTGCATCTGCATATAGCTCAGACAACGTCATTTCAACTATTTCCCCAATGGCGTTAGACCCCTTACAATCATTTCTTCTTGTTCTCCTAACAAACAAATTAACTGGATCAACATATCTTATTTTGTGCTCTCCTTGCTTTGTTACATACTCTCTTGTTCCTGCTATTCCATTGTCGAACAAGTCTGCCCAAATCATTTTTCTTATTTCAGTCCAATCGTTGTGATAAAAAGTTAAATCTAATATACCGGACATAGCCATCTCCGTAGATAGCTTTATGGTATCCATATAAATCTCAAGCTCTTCTTTTGTTTCCGGCATTATTTCCTCTTGCTCTCCACTAACATCTGCTATAAGGCCTTCCGCAACAAGCATTTCATCAACCTTTTTCTTTGCCCAAATATTGTATTTTATCTGAAGCCTTTCCTCGTCTGAGGCTGGATCAATAGCAGAAAGATCTATTTCATAATCCTGCTTCTCTAGAAGTCCTAAAACTATATTTCTGTATTTTACAATCGGAGAAACAGGAGAATAATCAAGATCGACATAAGATTTTTGGGCCCCATCCTCATCCTTAAAAGACATCCACTTTTTATACTTTGTATTGTCCTGATTGCCTTCGGCGTAAAGTCTGTTGTTAATATAATCAACCCTTCTGTTTGCCGGTATTAAAACATTATCCGAATTATATAAGTCATACGCAGCCTTTGCATATTGAATATTATACGCCTTTTCCTGTTTTAATTTTGGATCTATCCAGTCGCTTGGGAAGGAGGTTGTTTTTTGGTTTAAATTAATGTCGGCCATGTTGATAACTTTTTATACTGAGTATGTATGAAATAGCTTCCCGGATATCTTTTTTGTATCAGGACGCAATTTAAAACTTTTTTTAGCACCAAGCAAAGCATATCCCGATGCAACAAATAAATCACTTGGCCCTAGATTCATAAAATCAACCTCTCTTGCTGCTTCAAGTATTTCCGGATGAACATCTCTTGATCCATGTAAATTTATATACGATTCAAACTCTGCAAATATAGCATCTTTTGTTTTATCATTTGTGTTCGCTCCGGGGGTCTTAGATATTCTATGATGGGAGTTCCTTTGGTAAAACAAATAACCTCCATATCCTCTTTCCAGGAAGTAGTCCCAAACAAAATCCACATTAACCTCTGGAAACATTTGAATACCATAATAAACACACATCATTATCATGTCCTCGCCATACTCCCTTTTATCTGAGGTTCGATTATTGTAGGAGCAAATAAATCTATTTGTCTTCCATTCGGACACATCTTTATCTTCGGGGTCAACTAATATATTATGATTCATAAAAACAACACCAGAACCCTTTGATTTTTTACTTCCAATTGTTTCATTGTACTTAAATGGATCAGCCCCGGCTATTCCGAATGTAGTGTTTCCGGGAAATCTCTCTGATGACCTATAAATAATCTTGTTTGCCTCTATAGGATTTTCGAATAAGTACGATACTATAAACTTTGCATGTTCTTTATTTGTTTTTTCAAATATTACTGTAGTGTCTTTTTGATTGTCCTTCCATCTGAAATTTCCATAGCTCACGTATGGATTATCAAAAGTAAAAAACTCTAATCGAGAATCTATTATTTCCACATTAAATGGACACTCTTTCCCTGCTGACCTAAAAGCCTCTTTAATCGTAAACGGCATCTTTCTTTTTAAAGAAGTCAAGGCTGCCGACTTACTTCTAAGAGCCTCTCTTTTTGATATTAAATCTTTTTTAGACTCTTCAACTTTACTATTCCCGTAATCGTCTACAAGGTATCCTTCGTATGCCGGTGTAAAATGCCTGTGCAATCCACTCTCAGTCCTTCCTGTGTCCTTATAAAGCTTAGATCCAATATCGCTTGCGTCCCATATATCCTTAAAGAATTTCCCCCCCATTTTTTCCATCTCTTCAACGGTAGTCGTCATCAGGGCCTTTCCAATAATTTCTCCATCCACCTCTAGGCAAAACTTTTTTATATCCCATCTTTTAGAAACATTAGCAACCACAGTTTTACCTATCTCATCCTCTATGCTAGTGTGAAGCTTTGCTCCATCAAAAGCAGTTTCTCCAGATGCCCTAACCTGTATCCATGATTCTAGTGCGTCTTCATTCCCAAGCTCAAGCTGACTCTCCTTTCCTCTTTTTGTAGGAGTATAAAAACGTAATTCGTGCCTTGGATTATTTGTGTTATCGTAGTGTGGCTGGAAAAAAAATGGAAGTTTTTTCCAAGGAAGAGCTATTGTTTTTTGAAAGAATTCTGATGCGTCATCGTCTGTTTTGCTTTGAATTCCACAATACCTATTTTTATGCGAAAACGTTCTGTAGTAAGCGATGCAGCCAGCTCTTGCAGAATTATGAACAACAGTTCCATCTGCCAATAAAAATAAATTATTTTTATCTACGGAAAACCCATAATAATCACCCATTCCAACAGGCCTTACCTCAAATCCGGTATTCAAAGAATTGACCCGTGGCTTGTATACATGATTGATTTTCTTTCTTTTTATTCTAACAGGTATTCTGTCTATACTTCCATGTATTTTTATTCTATAAACATTACACGAATAATCCTCTTTATTCTTTCTTTTAAGTGTTGATTTTTTAATATTTATACTAGTATAAAACCCAAGGCTCCTTGAAAGCTCGACTATCCCTGTTGCTATATTTTTATTCTTTTGAATTATTTCATAAGAATATGACGGAGTTGGCTTCCTTTTCTCGCTCTGAAGATAACCATCCGTATCTATAAGTCCAGCTAACAATTCTAGTCTGTTTTTTTCAGAATCAATCAAATATTCTTTTGGTATATTTTTATTGAAAAGCACTCCGATCTTAGCCAACCCTTTTCTATATGGATTTTTCTCATCCAGATATAGGTATTTGGGGTTGTATTTTTCTTTAAACCAACTTCTTAAATGCCTACGACTATCATGGCCCCATCCAAAAAAATCATTAAGCTCTTTTATTGTTTTAAAAAACAATATATTCCCCTCCTTACATATTGATAATGACTTTCCGCCATCAGTTTCTTTTCTTAATAATCTGTATGATAATTTATAATTATGTAGATTTAAGTTGTTTCGGTCGCAAAACTTATTAAGCTCATCTACGATTTCATAATCTACTGTTGTTATACCTCCATCATATTTATTTCCATCTCCTAAATAAACACCCAATAAATATGGAGGTATGTAATGCTTATTTTCTTTAAAATTATCGCCCCAGCCAGCCCTAAACAAAACTAAATGACTTTTCTCGTGGTCTTCTAAATTCAAATAATCGCCTACGCTTATATTTATTATCGACTGTTTCTTCCAGCCTCTTTTTAAATTACCACATTGCTTATTATAATACAAGGACAAAATATGTGATTTATTGCACAAAAAAGAATCCCCTTTGTGTGGAATAATTTCAAACATCTCTTCTCTCCCGGAAGTAATCCCAGATACTATTCTTTTTTCAGAATCATCGCCCATAACAAAATCTCCGTCTTTAATATCCTGAACCATTTTAACGGATCCGTCGTACATCCTTATAGGAGTATTCAACCCAAAACACTTTCCTTGTCGCCTACGAGTCATCTCAACAAGCCCATGACAGCCTTCATCTTTAACAATTTTTTCCCAATGCAAAAAAACATTTCTATCCGTTTGTTTATAGTTTGGCTTTCCAAAATCAGGCACCCAATAGTTCAGATAAAAATAATGATTGCCGGTTATGTATGTTAGATCTCCATTATTATAAAACCACTTTCCGTTTTCTATGTTTTTATACTCTCCTACAATATACTTATGTTCGTCTGGCCTTAATAACTTATGGATATCCTCCTTGTCCATTCTACTAAACCTCGAAAAATCTTTTGGCAATGGAATCTTTTCCCATTTCTGTGAAGAAGCAGGCCTATTGTAATTTGCTATTGTATTTTTATTTGGGGGATCTGGAAGTATGATTGATACTGGATGTATGTCATCAATTCCTTCGAATAAAATTATCTCCTGCTTGAAGTCTGAATATTTTTTAAGATTCGCCATTATCCCTCTGTTTAGCAATCCACTCCGGGTAACTCACAATATTACCAGACTCCTCCTGCCCAACTTCATCTGCAGTATAAATTAGCTCTATGTCTCCTTGAAATAAGTCATCCCCCAGCACCTCTAAATCATCCAGCATTTTTTTTGTCTTCGCAAATAAATCTGTTTTAGTTGTGCTATCCTCCGCATCGTCACCCTTTCTTCTTTCCTCTAGCTTTGATATATTATCATAATAATTTTCTAGACCCGAAACTAGCAGCGAATACCTAAGATCCCTCTGATTTCTAACATACCTAATAATCATCCTGTTTGCCAATTCATTCCTTCCGGCAATAGCATCTTCTATGTGAGGAAAAAACTTCCCGTCTTTATTTAATTCGAATCCAGCCTCAATAGCGCACAGAACTTTTCTCTTATATAGATTCTTCTCCATAAGAAAAGGGCTCTTTTTATCATAACAATAGATAATGTATTTTATAAACTTGTCCTTGTCTATAATTTTTGGAGCCTCCTCCGATTCCTCATCTTTATTCTTTTTTAAAAAAACCTTCGCCTCTCTAAGAACAACATTGAATTCACTATATCTTTCTAGCTCAGAGAATACTTCCAAAACTTTTTGTTTTGGCTTTAACGACTTAACATTATACTGTAATTGACTGAAGTCCTCTATCTTGATGTTCATTTTTTATTCCATAAATATTTTCATACTTCATTCTATAGTACGTGTTTTTCTCTTTGAAGTTAGAGAATAATTCGTATTGAAGCGGGGTATTTGAGAATGTCCTAAAGAAAACTAAATCCCCTTCATTGCATGTTTTTTTTTGTCCCAAAAGTGGATTTCCTGCATATACTACCCTGCCTAAATTACAGTGATTCTTCTTTCTTATATTCTCAGGAATAATAAATCCCCAATCCGTTTTATCATTTAAACTATCATCTATTGGTTCTACCAGAATATGACCATTAAGAGTTATAACCTGATCGTTTCTTTTTGCACAAAATAAGGCAGAGTAATTTACTATGTAGTAAAATTGATTATTGTGAATGATGTATTTTTTATCACGAATGGCATTTGCGCATGATAGATAATGAAAAAAAACAGTGTCTCCTTTTTCTATTTCTATTGTAGTTTCAAGAACGTCGTCTATCCTTGGAGGAACACAAACTACTTCTCCAAATGTTACAGAGAATTTTAATGGGTCGTATGAACTGTCTAGCCAAACTTTAAGCTGATGATTTTCTTCTCCAATAACTACATGATCATTTTCTGGTCCCGGCTTTATTAAAACCTGTCCTATACTTGTCCTTACTCTAGATAAATCCTCTACTATAAGATGAGACATATTTTAAAATAAAAGCCATTAGTTACATCGATGTCCGGTTAACCAAGGACTCTATTAATCTAATGGCCGTTTATTACTTTACGGTTTTTGTTCCAAATTTCTTTCTAGCCGCAGGAGTATCTTCTCCGTCATATAATTTTTCTTCCGGCTCTCCATAAGAATGTTTAGTTATAGAAAGAAGAATTTTTGGCTCCTCCTTTTTAACATAGTCGTCATCAGTTTCCGGAGGCTTAGGACTATTCTTTTTTTTATCTATAGAATATCTTTTCTTTGAATTTGGTTTTGCCCTTAATATCTGAGATACTTTCTTGCAGGTTCCTCCTTTACAGAATTCACCTCCTGGCATTTTAACTGATGTAGGTGTCATGTTAATTTTTTTTTACAAATATAATTAAAATTTACAACCATACACTTCCTTTGCTCTAAAAAGGAATTCAACAACCGAACCCCATTCCCCTTTGATAATGAAATATTCATGCTTTAGTATTGTTGCGACAATCCCGTAGTTATAAAACAGTTTGTTCAAAATAGTCTCTCCCTTTCTCCACACTTACATTTATATCCGTACTTATCAAGTATCGAAAAATCGTGCTTATCACAAACCGATTTTATAACATCAGGTTGGCGCAATACTCGTAATATATCTTGTAGGACTATTCTTGCTTTTTCAGCTTGTCGTACTATATAATCATAATCCCCATTTTGGTCATTGATTATATTTAACAATTTTTCATCAATTTCTTTTAATTCTTTTTCCATATTATATTTAGTTAATTTATCCGTACTGCCACAAGCAAGTAACCATTACCACACCACATTTTTTTGGTGGAATAAGTATATAGTTACCAAATTTAATATGGTCTGTAAAACTCCACTTTCCCATCGACTATTTCATTTATGTTTTCTTTGTTTAATACGACAATGCTTTTTCGTATATTACCCTTTGTATTTTGCTCTGCTATTTTGAAAATTCCATCGTCTAGAATAAAATACACCACAGCTATATGACTGTATGTCTGGTGCCCATTTTTATAACGAACTTCTTTGTACAAGATAATATCTCCAGGTAGAATTTTTTTACTCTTTATTTTTTTTCCATAAACATGCTTGCTGTCAGATCTTTTATCCCAATTTTCGTCAACTTTTTTTAATGCATAGTCAACTAGATTAAAACAAATACCCTTTCCAACCTTAGTTCCAATAACTTCTTCTACAGCATCAAGTACAATCTGATTCTTTTCCGGTATATCTAAGTTACTTTGAGATAGCAATTGTAAGCTTACAAACATTATTACTGATAACATTTTTATAGTTTTCATAGTAGTAGTTTTTAAGGTTACAACAAAGATAGTAATTATATTGCATATATGCAAGTAATATTTATAATCTTAATTGCAGGAGGAGGAGCGAGACGGTGTTAAAAAAATGTTAACCCCTTACCCCTAAAAGAGATTAACACTTTTGTACACATGCATTGAGTTGTCGCTGCCGTATGTTTGTTGCGGAAAATGTTACCATCCATTCAACAATTTAAACATTTCTTTCTAGAGTAACAGCCACTTTCTTTCCAGTGCGACCAAAAACTCTCCGAGGCTATTTCAACCCGCAATGCAGTAAGGTTTTTCTGCTAATCCCTAAAAACACAAAACCCCACCAATGTTACTTGACGAGGTTCTTAGTAAGGGCTTTGCTCGGTGTTATACCGATAAAAATTGTTTTTTTATTGTTATTCCGAACCTCGTCAAAAGTTCAATAACGGAACAAAGGTAAAAAAGATTTTTATATCTCCAAATTTATTTTAATAGACAAGCACCATGTAATCATTAAATACATAATGACTAATGGTGCTCTGCGCTATGTGATTCACTCACTTTATAGCGGGTGCGCAAATATATAAAAAACAATTAAACGGAGTAAAATAAAAAAGCCCTCCATGTTGAAGGGCTTTTCATTGAACGTAAATAAAATTACGCACTCACGTTAGTTCCGGGTTGATTAGCCAGGGCTTTAATTTGAGAAATCGTTTGCTCTACTTCATACACCACAGGAATAACTCTTTTTGAAAGAGCTGTAAATCTAGACCCTCCTGTTGAAAGACTTACAATTCCTTCCATTTCAAGAGGATTGATGTCTTCGTATGTAGGATAGGTTAATGTTTTCCCGTTTCGTTTTACTACCAAAAGTTTAATTAGTTGTGCCATGTTATTTATTTTTAGTTTCAACAAATGTAATATAATGGCCTGTTAATAAATTTATTATGAAGGCATTTGCTGTAATATAATATTACATATATTTGTGAAATGGAATCTATAAAAGTATTAGTAGAATTAGAGGGGAAGGCCCTTCAGATTATACTTGACGAACAATCACGAAGAGCAAAGTCTGGAAAGCCAATAGGAAAGGAAAGGCTTATAAATCTTCTTTTGACCGAACTACATGAATTAAGGATTGCGCAACCCGCCCTAAGCAATGAAGGATGGATTAATTATTTAAAAAAGAAATGAAGGTATGTTTAATCATTCCGTACTATTTAGATAAAAATAGGCACAGGAGAAATGAAATTAATGAATGCTTGTTCGAAAAGAACTTGAAAAATAAATCGATCAGTAGGGTGATTGCCGTGTGCGACACTGAAATAAAACTTCCATACGATAAAAAATTAACCGTAATTAATATCGGTAGAAGACAAAAATATGATGACTTGTTTAGGATTGCAGAGAGCATAAACCCAGAAGGCCTTAATATAATAGCCAATGCTGATATATTCTTTAAGAAAGACGACATAGAGAAGTTAAAAAAAATAGATTATACAAATACGGTAGTATCTCTTTCAAGGTGGGATGTTTTAAAGAGCGGAAAGTCAGTCCATCATTCACACAAGGACAGCCAGGACTGCTGGATATTCAAAGGAAAAATAAATGTGAATGGAAATTTTGAGTTAGGGAAGGCGGGGTGCGACAATAGAATAGCTTACGAGATAGGGCTTAATTACAATATAGTAAATCCATCGATCGACATAAAGTCCTACCACCTCCATTCTTCAAATATCAGGAACTACAAATCAAAAGATGCCATACCCCCTCCGTATTTAAGGGTTCCTTGCTGTTATTATTCTGACAAAAAAATTAAAAAGGTTTTACACATAGCACTTCCAGGTCAGCCTGAGTTAAGTTCAATGTTAAAATCATTCGGTGAATATGTTTACATCGACTGGAGTGAAGAGCTTAGGAAGACAGACATTGTAAAAATTCAGGAAAAGATAATTAAAATCAGCAACCGGTTTAATCCTGATTTTACATTCATGCAGATTCAAACAGCAGACATAATTACTCCTGTTGTGGCCAGCCAACTAAAAGGGTTTGTAATGAATTGGAGTGGAGATGTTCGTGAAGATATTTCTTGGATGAGTAATTTAGCACCCTATGTGGATGCAACCTGCTTGTCAAATGAGACAGACACTGAGTATCTAAGAAGAGAGGGAGTTGGTTCGTGGTTTTTTCAAATAGGATTTGAGCACAAGATATTCAATCCAAACGGCCCCAAGCTAACAACTAAAAATACAATATGGGATCATCCGGAAGTTGTGTTTATGGCCAATAATTATGGGAATAAATTCCCTTTATCAAAAGAGAGGCGTGATATTGCAAAAAAGCTTTATGATACCTATGGGCCTAAATTTCTATTATGTGGAAATGGATGGGAAATTCCTGCAATCAATTTAATGAATCAGCCTAAAAAAGAGGCTATGGTTTATCGCAGCTGCAAGATCGCCATCAACTCAAATCACTTTATTCACAAAAGATTTTCTTCTGACAGGATATTTAGGATAATGGGTAGTGGCGCATTCTGTTTGACAAGGTGGTACCCAGGAATAGAGAAAGATTTTATAGACGGAGTTCATTTAAGAACGTTTAAGGATGAAGACGAAATGGTATATTTGATAAATCATTATCTAAAGAACGAGGCCGAAAGAATACAAATAACCGAGCAGGGCTGCAAATTGGTTCAGGATAATTTTAGATGGGCTAGCAGTAAAAGAATAATAGAGCAGATTGCGAGTTTCCCTCAGAAAAAAGAAAAAATGAAAGATAAATTTGCTTTAACTCCACTTACAAACAAAGAGTGGTTGGAATATTTAAACGAAAAGTAATGGGAAAATATTCGCAGCTTAACGAAGAGGAGATATTAAAAAAAATATTCCAAAACGCAGGAACCACAAATAAGTATTTCGTTGAATTTGGATCTGGTAATGGATACTCTAATTCTAACACCAGGCATCTAAAAGAAAAAGGGTGGAATGGATTAATGATGGATGGATTTTTCGATGGCAACATCGATGAAAACAGGCATAAGGAATTTATTACTGCGGAAAACATTTGCGATCTTTTTAGAAAACACAGAGTTCCGGATGTGTTTGATCTTTTGTCTATTGATCTTGATGGAAATGATTTATGGATTTTGGGTGCTATTTTAGAAGAATATTCTCCAAGAATAATAGTGGCAGAATTTAATCCGGCTATTCCGGTCGGGGTTAATCAAACAATCGAATATAATCCAGATCACGAATGGAATAACGATGATTACTATGGGGCCAGCTTCGAGGCATTTGGCTGTCTTGGGTCAGATCACGGATATAGAATTGTCGACAACAATGGCTTGAATTTATTTTTACTTAGAAATGACATTGAGCTAGATGGGCCTTATAATAACACATATACAGAAAGGCACGATCATAAACCATCCAGTAGAACGGATTGGGTGAAATATTAACACACATAGCTATGATGGAAGAGATGTTTAGGCCAATTAAGGGATTTGTCGGAATATACGAAATTAGCTCTTTTGGAAGAGTCAAGGCTTTGTCAATAAGAAAATTACGTGGCAGGTTTTTTCGCAAGAGTCCTGATAAAATCCTAAAGGCACCTATCAATTCTAGCGGGTATAGGCTTGTCTGCCTTCAACACAACCACAACAGAAAGTACTGCTCGGTTCATAGACTTGTTGCCACGGCCTTCATTCCTAATATTGAGAATAAATCGCAAGTAAACCACATTAATGGAGTTAAGACTGATAATCGTGTTGAGAATTTAGAATGGTGCACTCCTAAGGAAAATATAAAACACTCAATCGACTGTGGGCTAAAGCCAAACATCAGTGGAGAAAACAGCATCAAGGCTAGACTTGTAAATGAAGATATTTACTTTATCAGGAGTAGCGATTTGAGTGAAAAAGAACTTGCCATTAAGTTTAATATCAATAGATCAGCAATAAATAAAATAAAAAGAAGAGAAACATGGAAGCATTTAACGGAGACGAATATTTAGAAAAAGAGTTTATTCATTTGATTGACAAATTTCACATACAGACAATTTGTGAAACTGGCTCATATTTAGGGCAAACCACCAAGCGGCTTTCTGAAATATGTAGAAATGTTGTAACGATAGAAATCCGTGAGGATTTTTATGTTCAGGCGAAGAATAAATTAATCGGATGCCACAATGTAGAAATGCACTTAGGGGACGCTCCAAAGGTTCTTGATGAAATTCTGCCCAATATATTACAGCCACTAATGATTTTTCTAGACTCTCACTGGGGCTACCCAACTCCATTAAAAGGAGAGTTCGAGGCTATTGCTAAACACGGAAGGCCGGCTGTCATTTGTATTCACGACATGAAGAATCCGGATGATCCCACAATGAAATATGACACTTACGATGACCAAGAATATACACTTGAAGCCATTAAGCCGTATATAGAACTTGTGTATGGAAAGAACTACAAATACTATTTTAATAAAGAAGCAACAGGAGCCAGGGTTGGGGCTTTGTTTATTACCGCAGAATAATGGATGTAATAATCCCGCACAACACTTCCTCTTATTGGGAGTGCAACGAGCTTAGGTATTGCTTAAGAGCTCTGGAAACGAACTTCATGGACCTTCGTGATATATACATTGTTGGTGATTCTCCTGCGTGGACAAAAAAGGTAATTAATTTCCCAGCCGAGGACGTTTATAAAAACAACAAAGGGGCTTGTATCATAAATAAAATACTATCCTCTATTGATGCAAAATTTATATCTGATGATTTTTTATTCTGCTCTGATGACCAGATTATGTTAAAGCCCATGTTCAAAGAAGATATCCATCCCTATTACACATACGACCTTATTGGAAATAGATTTAATGGGTATAATAAGTTTTGGAAAAAATGCCTGGTTAATACAAGAAGAGCGCTTAGAAAAGAAAAGCTTCCGTGCCTTAATTACGAAACGCACACACCAAAGATTATCAATAAATCTCTTTTCAAGTCTGTTATGGATAAGTATGATTGGGTTAATGTACAATACCCAACGCACAGCCTGTACTTTAATAATATAATAAAAAATCCAATTAAAATGCCAGACAACTACAGGGCGTTTTTTAATCAAGAGGGCATGGACTTGTCTGTCCTTGATAACAAGTCATTTCTTGGGTTTAACGATATTGGATTGAGCTGGAAACTACAAAACAAACTAGAGGAATTATTCCCATATAAATCTAGATACGAAAAATAAATACGATTTTACTTGCGTTGTTAAAATAGCTGTTGTATATTTGCAACCTCATTCATACAATGAACAATAGAAATAAAATATTGATTGATTCTTTTGAGGCAGGAAGGATGCCTCCGCACGACATAAAACTAGAAGAAGCCATTTTGGGGGCTATTCTTATAGATTCTGACGCTATCTACATGGCGTCAGGATTGTCTGCGGAGGCGTTTTACCTATCGATACACCACGAGGTTTACAAAGTAATGCTGTCTTTGTTTGACAGAAAAATGCCAATAGAAATTATAACTGTTTGCAATGCCTGTAAAAAAAGTGGAATATCTCCTCCGAAAGGAATGACTATTCCTTTTTACATTTCCTCTTTAGCGAACAGCGTAGCATCTTCTTCTAATGTAGAATTTCACGTTGCTATTTTAAGGCAAATGCACATACAGCGTGAGCTTATAAAAATAAGCACAAAGACGATACAAGAATGTTATGGAAAAACGGTTGACGTATTTGATACGCTAGGATCTTTAGAGAAGAAGCTAACAAGTATTTCTGGTGAACTTCAATCTAGGGATGTGAAGCATATATCAGAAATATCTAACTCCGCTGTTGTTAATTACGAGGAGTCGCTGAGAATGGGAGTAACTGGAGTTCCGTGCGGAATACTTGATCTTGACAAAAGAACTGGAGGATGGCAAAAGTCGGATTTGATATTAATAGCAGCTAGGCCTGGAATGGGAAAGACAAGCGCAGCAATAGGGTTTGCAAAAGTTGCATCACAAAAACATGGAATACCGGTAGCTATATTCTCTTGCGAGATGAGCGCAGAGCAGGTTGCTGTTAGAATTATCTCCCAGCAAAGCCGGTTATCTGTTGAGAGAATAAGAAGAAGGCATTTACTAGAACAGGAGGTTGGTGAATTTAAGTCGGCCTCTAAAGAAGTAGGAGAACTCCCTATTTTCATTGACGACACCAGTTCTTTGTCTATACGTGAACTCAGGTCGAAGGCCTCTAAATTAAAGAGAGAAAAGGGGATAGGCCTTATTGTAATAGACTACATCCAATTAATGACCGACAATAGCAGTGGAAAAATAAACAGAGACCAGGAGATTGGCAATATATCCAGGGCATTAAAGGGAATAGCAAAAGACTTGGATGTTCCAGTTATTGCGCTTTCTCAGCTTAGCAGGGATGTTGAAAAAAGAGGAGGAGCTAAAAAGCCAGTTCTGTCAGACCTTAGAGAGTCTGGATCCTTAGAGCAAGATGCAGACATTGTTCTATTTATACACCGCCCAGAGTATTATGATCAGAATGCTGTAGACGAAGAAGGAGCTTCGCTAAAAGGAATAGCTGAAATAATAATAGCAAAAAACAGGAACGGATCGTTGGATACAATTATGTGTGAATTTGAGGGAAGAACAACAACATTTAGGGATTTTAATAGTCAATTCTAGGTGAAATATGAAAAAATACTTTATTAAAAAACAAAAGTTATTAAAAATATTAATTCGAAATATTCGATTTTGGGTAATTAAAAAATTGTTTACTGATGATGAAAAATACTTAATGATTCGAGCAATAGACGATAGAATTAATATTCTTGAAAGAATATCGGTAAATGAAAGGTGGGCGGACAAGAGTAATATATGGGATGATTGCAGTGATTACGAAAAACTTAGAGAAATTTTTTCAACGAAAGATTGGACTTGAAATTAAATTAAAGCAAATGATTTATTCTATAATTGACTATAAAAAATAAACATGAAATCTATCCAAGAAGTAGACAAGGAGATTGAACGCTTAACCTCTGACGCAAAAAGAGAAGAAATTAAGCCAAGAGAAAAAAAGAAAATTCTAAATCGTATCGCTATGATTGGATCTCTGCGTAATTATTTGGAGCTAAAGCAAGACGAGCCATCTCTTAGGAGGCAGCTTGACGAAGTTGTTTTTAAAATAGAATTTATAAGGGCTCGATTTCTTCCGGTGATTGAAGAGAGGAAGTCCAAAGGATTAAAGCCTCCGAAGGATTATTCAAACAATCCCGACTTGAAAAAACTAATACAGCAGAGGAATTGCTTGACATACTTATTAAGTTAAATAGAAAAAAATTAAAGTAAGTTAGCAGAAGGGGGTTGGCTTCAATTCATCGACTGGCATAACGAACATAAAAAATAAATGAAAAAGACAGAAAATTTAATTACTTCGCACCCTGTGTTACTAGAAGTAGATTTTGCCGACTTTCATATAAAATCATCAATTGGAATAGAGATAGCAAGCCCAATGAGATTAGGAATGATTGAGTATGTTAATTGCGACTACAAGCAAACTTGGGCGGAGAAGAGGGTGAAGGAATTAATATGGAAACTAAAAACACGAAATGCAAACTTGAACAAGTTTATAGTTACAATATTAATGGCAATGAGCGTAGTGCTAATTCTCGGATTTTTTTTATGGTTGGCTACATTAATCAGAAGCGAATTGACTCAAATGATGCTTGGAATATTAGGAGCGCAACTGATAATTATAGCATACTTTTTATTGATAAGCGTATTTGAGTGTGACCCAAACTTCATTAGAGCGAAACACAAAGGAAAATTTTATTTCCGCTAACGTTTTGCAGATTGGCGTTTGTGTGCCACGCAAAAATGTTTCTTTCAAGGCACACCGTTTATTGGCACATAACGCAAATGTGCTGTTATGTTTAGTATTTTAAACTTTTAGCGATGGCATACGATAGCGAATATCACACAGAAAAAGAATTGAAAGAAATCCAAAATTGGGATGTAAAAGATGCTCATAATTTAGTTGAAAGATTAAGAGATATGTGGGAATACAAAAATTACTTCATTGAAAATTGGGGACTTGACCATATACACAATGAAAGACCAGTTTTGATGTTAGAATTACATACTGGAGGATGGAGTGGAAATGAAGATATAATTGAAGCATTGCAAAATCATAAATTATTTTGGATGATGTGGTGGTGGAAAACTGAAAGAGGAGGACACTATTATTTTGAGGTTGATTTTTCTCAAATAGGATTTAAGCCCGTTGATGAATTTTTAAAAGAAAATAAAACATACCGGCAATATATTTACAAGTTCAAGAAAAATTATGAATGGATTAAAATATCACATGGTAAACGACTTATCCGTGCGGTGGCAAAAGTTTAAAATATTGAACATAACGATTGGCAATATGAAACGGTTGCCTTGTAAGACGTTTCACAATATAGATGCAGTTTCTGGCAACTATTTTATATTGCTTGTTATAGCCAGTTAATTTTAATCAAATGGAAAATATATTTTTAAATTTAAGTGTAAAAATGAATGGATATTTTGGCGATTATAAATCTGCTATTGATGAAGCATATATTTTAGCAAAACAACTAAATATAGGATGCTCATTGAATTACGCAAATCAATACTCATTCAAAATATTACCAACTATGACACAAGATGATATTGATAAGTTGAAAGAAGCTAAAATTGTCATCGGACTTTAATTGTCTATAACGGTTGAGGCTAAAAGCAGTTGCCTATTAACAAATACTGCTTGATAACACGCTTAGTGGCAATTGCTTTTTTAGCCTTTGTTATAAGCTGTAAAAAACTATTTAGCGATGGAAGATATAAAGATTGGAGTAGGACAAATTTGGGAGGTTACAACGGAAACCTTTTTTACAAGTGGAAATGATGACAAACACAAAAGACCAACAAAATTATTGAAGGGTGAAAAGATAGAAATTAGATACCCTTACGCTTGGCATTTTAGAACAGAAGATAATTTTTACCTACACGCAGAACCCGAAATGATTTTACAAAATTGTAAATTGTTTGGCATTATTTGGGACAAAGTAAGGTTTGGAAATAGAGCAAATTTAGACGAGATATTAAAACTACAATTGTACGAAAGGTGCGTTGGCAAATAGTTTTTTATTGCTTATAACGGTACTTGGCTAAGAGCTGACCGTTATTAGCATTATGAATAGTGAGCGTTTAGAAAGGTTTGCTCCTTAGCCGATGTTATGTAACAGTATTTTTTGAACAGACAAACGAAGGAAAATTAATATTAACAAATAAAAACTAAAAAATCATGAATTATAGAACAGAAAGAATCTTAGAAGCAACAGTTAAAACGGTATTAATATTATCAATAGTGGCATTTATTGGCTACTCAATAGTTGGAACATCGGGGAATGTAGCAGAAATAAAAAGACAAGCTCCATCAGAAATTGCAAAGAGAAATTGGAAAATATTGAGATACGAAGGTTTTCAATACGGAAGTTGGGGAAATCATGGTGGAAAAGTTTGGTATCATGTAGCTAATATTGATAATCCATCAATCCAATATAAAGTATATGTAACTCTTTGGAACAATGAATTGCAATATTGCTACGGAGAACCAGAAGTATTAAATAGAGTTGAAGTTAATTACGCTAAGTAGTACACAGGCGCGTAGGCAAAAATATTGTACATAACGTATGGTGCTTGCCGAAGGGCGGGTTTAGAATTACTAATGTTAAATTAAGTACAAATGTCAAATAGAAATACAGATGCTCAGGGCTTGCACGTCAGCCCGCCTTTTGGCAAGCACGTGTTACCTGCTGGCGTTTCTCGGGTGCTAATCACTCACGAAGAAAGTCAAACGGTAATGGAAGCCTTTTTAAACGCTGGCTTTGACGCTTACAGTTGCGACCTTTTGCCATCAAGCGGAAAATATCCAGAAAGGCATTTACAAATGGATTGCTTTGAAGCCATAAAGTTGATTGAGCCTAATTTTTTGGGAATGCACCCGGAATGCACTCGGCTAACAGTTGCAGCTAATAAATACTACAAGCCAGAATATGCTGATAGGTTTCCAAATATCCACGAACAAAGAGCCGAAGCAGTTGAACACTTTTTGAAATGTGCCGAAGCATTAGAACAAATTGGATGTGGTTATATTGAAAACCCTATTGGAATAATGAGCCGACTTTATAAAAAGCCAACTCAAATTATACAGCCTTACCAATTTGGACATACTGAAAGAAAAAGTACTTGTTTGTGGCTTGCCGGATTGCCAAAATTAGAACCGACTGAAATAGTAGAACCTGATATTATTATTCATAAAAGCGGTCGAACTGATAGCCGATTGCATTATGAAACATTTAAACTACCAAAAGAAGAAAGAAGAAAAGCAAGGTCAAAAACCTTTTTCGGAATAGCAAAAGCAATGTCTGTTCAGTGGGCTTCTTACGCTTGCCGGTAACGTTTTGCAGATTGGCGGTCGTTTTAATGCCGCCAATGTGCTGTTATCGGCTGCCCTTCTTTCGGAATGATTATTAACAATTTAAAATAAATAACAATGAATAAAGAAACAAGAAGTTTTATTTGGGGCTTAGTTTTAGTCCTAATTTGTGGAAGCGGATTTGCTATTCACATAATTGAAATAAAAATTGGTAAGCCAAGAGATTGGTATGATTGGACATTAATGGTATTAACACTTTACGGATTAATCTCTGGTGGATGGCGTGTCTTTCGTGCTGTCGATTAGGGTTGCCGATAACGTATCGGTGCTATACGATGTGGCGGATTTTCAGCACGAAAGCCCAATACGAAGCACCAAAGTTGAATTAAGTAAAAATGTTTAATCGAAGCACGTCAGCCGCCATATTGTATAGCACTTGTTAGCGGCTGGGCTTTTAACGGATCTAAAAATGAATACAGAATTAATGTTTAGTAGTAAAACGGAAATGTGGGCTACTCCACAAGATTTCTTTGATAAGATGAATGAGCAATACAATTTTTCTTTAGATGTATGTGCCATTCAAGAAAACGCAAAGTGTGCCAATTTCTTTAGCCCTGAAACAGACGGACTAAAACAGGAATGGAAAGGCACTTGCTGGATGAACCCACCATACGGTAGAGAAATTGGCAAATGGGTTGCAAAGGCTTATCAGGAAGCAGTAGAAAAGAAAAATTGTATTGTGGTGGCTTTATTGCCTGCCCGAACCGATACAAGATGGTTTCACGATTACATTTATATGATGTATGGTGTAGAAGTTGATTTTATTAAGGGCAGGCTAAAATTTGGTGATGGTAAAAATTCAGCCCCATTTCCGTCTATGGTGGTTGTCTTTAAGCCTTGCCGCTAACGTATGGTGCTTTGCGAAGGCAAGGGATTAGAAGCACTAAACTTTAAAATTAAAAACGAATGATTGATAGAATTACTGAACAGCCATTTTGCCAAACCCGTGTTAGTGGCAGTGCATTCTAAGCCGAAATGCTTGGATTTGTTCTGCTGTGCTGGCGGGGCAGGGATGGGATATAATCTTGCTGGGTTTGAAGTAACTGGCGTGGACATAGAGCCACAACCTGAATACCCGTTCACTTTTATTCAAGGTGATGCACTTCAATATGTAAAGGAACACGGACACGAATTTGATTTTATACACGCAAGCCCGCCCTGCCAACATTTTACCAAATACAATAATTGCCGTAAGGATTTGAAAGAACGATATGAAGATTTGATTGAACCTACAAGGCAGGCGTTGATTGAAAGCGGAAAGCCTTATGTAATTGAAAATGTTGTTGGAGCTCCTTTACATAACCCGATTACATTATGTGGCTCTATGTTTGGACTTGATGTGCGTAGGCATAGACTATTTGAAAGCAACTTTGAAATACCGCAACCCAAATGCGACCACAAAGTATGGGAACCAAATAGATTTCCAGGGGGCAGGTCAAGAGAACGTGGACACGCCAGAGTATTATGCAGGGGAACAGTTGAAATTGGGAGGTGGAATATTCCGATTAAAACACAGCAAGATGCAATGGGTATTCAATGGATAACGGAATTACGAAAGTTGAGCGAAAGCATCCCGCCAGCTTTTACAAGATATATCGGTGAGCAGTGGTTGTCGTTGCATTGCCACTAACGTTCCGATTATTGCCGCAGTGGCGGATTAAATAGCACAAATTTTCAACTTAAAAACAAATGTATATGAATAGCACAAATGACCAATTAAGCTCTAAGCCCGCCATTGTCGGCAATAATATGTTAGCGGCTGCCCTTACTTCCCCTGCTTTAGAATGGCAGTCAGATAGAGGTGGTAGAATGAATTACCCTGCAAATTTCAGAGGTAAAGTTCCGCTAAAAGTAAAAGTTGCGAAAAACGTAACGCCTGACCTACCATTTTTGAAAAAAGAGTTAGGTGTAAAAGACGATACAATTTGCTTAAAAGACAATGAATATTATGTATGGGTAAATTCATACGGTGCAGTTTCTGCCATCCTGCCAAACGGTGAAAGGCTTGGTTTACTTCCATCAGAGTTTGATGTTACCGAGTGGCATTCTTAGGGTTGCCGCTAACGTCAAAGTATTGCCGAAGGTGGGGCATTAAACCACCGAAGTTAAATTGAAAAACAAATGTTTAATATGAGTACAGAAGAT